GTTGCGCCAACAACAGTAGTACCAGAACATACAACAGCTTTAAAAACTGCATCTGGATCATCACTAACGATAGCAACAGCGTCACCAGCGAGAGTTCCACCGGGCCAGTACTGAGCATTCAATTTTTGCTTAGTAGTTGGGTTAGTATATGAACAACCTAAAAATACACCGATAACTGCACCAGTAGTATTAACAGTAGCACGGACAATAGAGCCTCTAGCTAAAGTAACAGCATCACCATAAAAGATGTTAGTAGCATAGCTGTATTGAATAGGGTATTCACGAGTAGAGCCAGAAAAAACCTGGCCTCCGATCAAACTTACGGGTTTTAGACCGTATGGTGCACTTACAACAGGGTAAGCCATATTAAACCTCCAAAATTAAAATTAAAATTAACTATTTCTGCCAAAAGATGTTGAGGATTTACGCTCATTAAAGAGGGGCATCCTTGGGTCGCTTTGGCGCATTAAATTATTATCTACTGCTTCTGTTTGAGCCTGTGTTTGGTTATTGAAATGCTGTGTGCGTTGTTCAATAAACTCTACAGGGGTCTTACATAACAATAAACCACCGATCTCTATGTTGTCTCTAAAACGACTAGTAGGATCGATTAGCAGTTGCATTCTTGGTTGCTCAGATACATCAACAGGCTCCCAACCTTCTCTCAGCTTTGATGAAAGATTGCGTGGATCACGCGAACTTAATGTTGATGTTCTAATCCATCTATACGCATAGCCCGGCTGTTTATCCGGTTCGGGTAAAAGCTCAGCTGGTGCCCAATGTTTAGGGCGGGCTGAAGTATCGCGTGTAGTTGCTTCTCTAGGTAATCTGTTCTCAGCCATCTTAGGCCTCCAATTTTGTTAGTTCACGGGCGTATTGTTCGTTGGTCAATCCAAATTTTTTGGCTAACGCAACCTGTGTTTTACTTAGCGTCACCTTTTTAGGGGCTGTGCTTCGCTTTACAGACGCTACTACCGTGCTAAGTTTTGATGTGCGTTGAACCTGTGGCTCATCGCTTTGATCCTCAAATTCTTCTGGGAATCTGCGGCTTACTTCTCTGTTAATATGCTTATAGTATTCATCTGTTCCGATGAACTTTTCCCCGTATGTTTCAAATAGGTCTTCATGTACGCCTTTGGCGTATCGAGCCATACTCTTCTTATCAGGGTCTACAAACCACGGATTTTCGGCTACCCATTCCGCTACCTTCGGGTCTAACTGTGCAGCTTGTTGCTGCTTTCGGGGCAAAACTTGTGCATCGTTACCGATGTTTTGTGCAGTAGGCCTGAAATTATTAGCTTTGTCAAGTTTATTTGACGCTTTCATCAATTCTTCTTGTGCTTCGATGATTGCATCAGTATTGCCGTAGTCATAAGCTTCCTTATAATTACGTTTAGCTTTCTCTACTTCTAGCTCCGCAGAAGACTGATACGTGTTAATCAGTTCTTTTTCCCCAGACTCAAGTAAGCTTTTTAAATGCTTGTTTTCATCTAGTAACTTCTGCGCTATAGATAGTGCTTCGTCTTGTTCTCTATAGGCTTCTTCTTTAGACCTACGTTCATCGTGCCAAGCTTTCTTATACTGTTTAAACTTAGTCTGCACCTTGCCAGAATAATCATCTGACTCGTCTGCATCTTCTAGTTCTTCAACTACGGTTTTTGGTAGCGGCGTTTTACCACGGTCTGCCGCTGGTGCATCGTCTTCAATATCAATTTCAAACTCGTTATCAATATCTTCTGATACTTCATCTGGAAATTCAAAGTCTTTATCGTATGCCATGTCTATTCTCCATTATGCTCGTGAGATACCGCGCGGGTCTAAAACAATACCCTCAACAGAATCGTCATTAATCATGCGCATTTCTGTGCCATGAATCTTCATGCGTGTACCTGCGTTAGGGCGTACTAATACAAAATCCCCAACCTTACACCAAGCCCCAGAAGGGTAACGCTCTTTGTCAGTATAACAATCAGGGCCCATAGCCACAACAAACAACACAGTAGCCAATAAGCCTTCATAGCGTAATGTCTCATCCGCTTTGATAATCCCACTTTCATACTCCTTATCTACTTCGGGCAGTGCACATAAAATGCGAAAGCCAGAAGGAATAGGCAACTGTGTTGCTTTCTCTTCATTAGTAGCTGTTAGGTCTATTGAGCCAACAACCGTAGGGTTCTTCGCATTAGTGCCTATTAAGATTTTACTCATTAGTCTTCAAACTCCAGTTTCTTGGTTAGTGTTTCTATAGCCGTTCGTGCTTGGATTAACCCGTTGATTTGCCCACACGCATATTTGTATTGAGCGTAGTCTTCAGGTCGTCCAGCAGTTATTGCTTGTGTTAATAACGATACTCGGTCATCAATTTGTTTAAACAGAATCTCTGCTTCTTTATCCATTACTTTTTACCGCCTTTGCTGTGCTTGTCTTTCGGCTTGCGCAGCTTGCATTGCTGCTAGCCCACGTTGATGGTCATGTTGTTGGCCTGTTTGGTGTTTTTGGTGTGTACGTTCACCTTCTTTAAGAGCGACATCTACACCTAGCTTTGCAGCTAACTCGTTTTGTTTTGCGGTTAGTTGTTTATCAACATTTTGCATACTAGCTGCTACGTGTGCACCCACTGACTCTTGACTTGCGCCAATACGTTCACGGTCAACTTGTATCTTAAGCATTTCAATTTGAGCATCGGATTGATCTTTAGCAGCTTTACGCTGTAAGTCTTGAGCCTTAATCTGAATCTCTTGTTGTTGCATTTGAATCAGAGGGTCTTGAGCCTTCTTTTGCGCGTCTTGTTGTGCCGCTTGCTGTTGACCTTGTTGCAATAACTTTTGTGATGCTTGAGCAGCCATTTTAGATATTTGTAATTCCATTTCTTCTGGAATAGTTATTTGATTATCTTCGTCATCGTCACCATAACTAGGGATATCTTGACCCATCATCTGCTCAATCTGTTTGCGATACTCGTAGCCAAGATGCTCATTAATATGTGCAGACATAGCCGCTTGTAATGCTTGTAGTGCTTGTGGGTTTTGGCCCATTGATTGCTGTAGTACTTGTAGTACTTCAGGTGATTGCATAGCAGACATATGTACCGTAATATGCGCTTGATGATCTTGATAAAGAAACGCTTTTACAGGCTTGCTCTTAAGAATGTTTTGATTTTCCGTAATAGGATCACGAGGTTTCATATCATCATTCATCGGTACTAACTTTTGGTAATTAGGGATACCTAATACTTCAAGCATTTGTCTGTGTAACACAGGCATGTTGTATAGCTGTGGAGATTGTTGAGCTAGTGCCAGTGCCGCTTGGTACTGGACAACCCGCTGTGCCATTGTTGAGGCGTTGGGATCAGATACAGGAAGTACGTATACCAAATCATAGTCAGCTTGTTTAGCGTGGCGACCACCTTCAGTAGGTTCATAGGAGTATTCATCTGGTGTGTAGTCCCTAATAATATCCCTAAGCAGGATAAATTCTTGTTTCATAGAGTAGTGAACACGCGCTTGAACCGCACTCATTACTTTAAGAGTTCTTTCTAAAATAGCTAGTGTTGTACCTACAGGCGCATTAGCAGACATATCCGAAGCAGATAAATCAGCTGAACCTGCAAACTTACGACCTTCATCAACAATATTACCCAGCAAGACAAGTAGTGTTTGGCTTGGCTCTTTATACGGTAAACCATAGAAGTTATCTCTAATCACACCAGATGGTACGTCTACATCACGCCATTCGCCCGGAGCAATCGGTGTATCGTCACCCTTAACTCTTAATCCTCTAGTTTTAAAGCCCCCCGGAAGATTACTAAGAGTACCTGCATCAACAAGTTGACGCAAAATAGAAGTACTCGACTTGGCAAAACCACCAATAAGATGAATAAGACCAAGGCAATAAAAGCCAAAGCCCGGAACGTACCCATAGTGAACGAAGTGATTACGCTTTTTACATGATTCATCATCTGGATTCCAGTTTCTACGAATAGATAAGATGCTATTAGTGCCCTTCTCAATGGTCACTATATAAGGTAGGGCAATGTCTGTTTGCTCACCATCATGATCCTCATGCTCAAACCCTTCAAGGTTTATTTCAACATGCATCTCAAGTAGTTTAAAACGATCATCAGTAGACGCTCTAAAGCCTAACTTGTCAGCTATCTTCTTTTCTATGTCATCCATAGTGTTAGAAGGTTCGCCCAAATCAATATCTCTGTAGAACCCTTCGTACTGAAGTCTACGTATCTCATTATCGGTCTTACGCATTACGTGTGTTACACGTTCCGCACTTTGTAAGTCAGCCGCACCGTAAGGTACAACCATATCTTCTGCAGGTACGTACATAGATACTTGACGACCCAAGTAAGGATCGTAGTAAACTTTCTTAAAGGCATTACCCGCCAAACCAAGGCCCCATAACATCCGCTCATGCTCAGGCCTATACTCAGTCATCACATCAGTAAGCTGGTAGTTCATGTCGTCTTGAACACGTTGTGCAGCTTCTTTCTTTTCTTGTGTTTCTTTACCAATGATCTGTGTTTTAACAGGGCCAGAAGCGGGGAATGTTGCAGTTATAGTCTCTGCTTGAAACTTAATAACAGCTTCAGTTAATAGTGGGTGATATACACCACACGCACCTTCCCAAGGCTCAGAGCGATCTTCCATATTAAGACCTAGTAACTCTAGCCCGTCAACATAGGTTTGAACCCAATCTTTTCTGGCGCTTATATCAGACTCGAAATCATTAATAAGATCAGAAGCCAAAGACTCCAATACACTGTCTGAAATTTCCTCTGCAAGGTTAACATTAAATTTCTCCTCATCTACTTCTTTCTGTATTTTAAGTATTATGTCTTCGCCATGCTTTATGGTTACAGCTTCTGGGTCTTCTATCTCAATTTCCAAAGGCTCTTCATTCTCACTTGCTGCTGCTATGCCTTGTGGGGCTGGGTTTAAACTTTTCTCTATCATCTATGTTCCTTAACCGTATTTTGAATATTCATCGCCTAACGCTACATTATGTATAAAGTAAAAATTTATTACATGTTTGCTAGACCCTTTATTTAAAACCACCCCTACCTCTTTTACTTGGTTATACATTGCTATTGCTTGTTCATTTGTAGGGTGTTCTGCCATTGGTAAATTTTTTACACGCTCTATTTCTTTTTCAATGTAAACACGTAACTGTTTTAACCGCCTACGTGTTCGAAAATAGAATGTTATTTTTTTAATTAACCATTTCATTTCTTACCCCTAACCGTATAAATATTGCCAATACTCATCTAATGATATGAGCACCAAACCTAAAAATAAAAAACTAAATGCTGCTATAGCGAGTGTATCTATAACCTTATGTAAAACTTTTCTCATTAATAATATGCCGACCTGCCGTATGATCGTCCTCTAAATTCTTCTGGCTCATCAGGTTTATCTAGGTTAGTTGTTAGGAACCCACCCTTACGAAATCTTGCCATTGCCATTGCAACAGTATCTACATAGTCATCGTGTTGACCTGCAGGGAATGCAGCTACTTCTTCTACTACCTCATCAGCCCACCGTGTGTTGGGCATCCATACTCTACCAGATGCAAATATATCTGCAATAGAGTTAAGCCTTGATATTTTATCGTTGCCGCGTGTGGGCGTAAACTCCCCAACAGGAATACCCATAGCCCTAAGCTCATATATTAGTGGAGCACCAGATGCCTTCTTCTCTATAATAATGCTATCAGGTTCCCAGTACTTGTACTCATCTAGCACGATCTGTTTTAACTCAGGAAACTCGTAACGCCCACGTTTAGCATCAAGCATTATAATGTTTGCTTGTGAGAGTCCAGTCTCATCAGGTTTGTAAAATACCCCCCACGTAGTACACGCTGAGTAATCCGCTCGCTGACTCTTCTCGAAGGCAGTATCCCAAGTCTGTAGTACAAAATCTGTTTGTGGCGGTGTCTCACTAGGCCATTTCTGCCACCACTCTCTCTTTATTATGGCTCCCTCTTCAGATGTGGGGTTCTGTTGATACTGAGCCTGCCACTTGGACACATCAATAGCATCTCGTGTAGCTTCTAACTCCTCAATACTCCAGAACTCAGGCCATAGTGGTTTTCCGTTGGGTAATACTGCAGGTAACTCAACAACCCTCCAGTTCTCATTCCCTCTTTGAGTCGCAGCTTCAACCACTTGCCCCGTTAAGTCTCTTTTTGACCATCGGGTTTGGACTATAATAATGGCTCCGCCCGGCTGTAGTCGCTGTCTAGGCCCTGATGTATACCACTCATAGACCTTATCGTACACTTCTGGGTTACTTGCAGCCATAGCTGCTTCTTGTTCTGAGTGAGGGTCGTCAATAATGAGTATGTCTGCACCTTTTCCGGTTACAGCACCCCCTACCCCAATCGCAAAGTAATCACCCCCTGCACTTGTGTTCCATCTACCTGCAGCTTTAGAGTCAGTTTGTAAACCTACGCCCGGAAAAATCTCTTGGTATGCAGGAGAACCTACTAAGTTACGTACCTTACGCCCAAACCCCACTGCAAGTTCTGCAGTATGCGAGCACTGGATAATCTTCTTGTCTGGGTAACGCCCTAAAAACCATGCAGGTAGCAGGTATGAAGCGAACTCACTCTTGGTGTGTCGAGGGCCAAGGTTTATAATGAGTCGCTTACATTCCCCACTAACTACTTTTTCAAATTCCTGTGCAATACGTGCATGATGCCTACCATATATAAAGCCGGGCCATACTGATTGCACAAAAGCTAAAAACTTTACTTGCGATAGCTCTCGGTTCTTGCGTCTAGTCAACTCGTTTATAAGCTGCCCTAGCTGTTCTTTCTCTGCATGGGACAGTAAAGCTAATTTGCCTTCCATGCCCCTAGTATCTTTTGCATTCTTCATGCTTCGTCAAACTCTATGTCACCACGGAGTTCTTCATCTGTTATCTCTTCGTATATTGCATCTTCAACAAGGTTGCTACTTAACTCACCTAGCGAATAAGTTTTTAAAAGGGTACTGAGTTCTCCCTCTAGTTCTTTAGTGGGTTTGTCGACATTAGCTATCTCAATCCTAGTAGTGAACAACCCGATCTCTGAAACCTTACCTAACATCTCAAGGGCTTTAATAGCTAACTTAGGGTCTTCGTTTTCCGCAAGCTCAAACATCTTGAAGATAAGATACTGCCGCATTTTATTAGTGGCGTTGGGAAGATTGTAGTCAAAACGTTTTAAGAGTTTTTCAAGGGCTCTCGCGGCACCTGATGTAGTAGGTGCAAGGGGGGCATCAGGCTGTTCTAAGAAAATACTTAGGGCTTCTGTCTTCTCTTTGTGGGTATATTCGGGAATGTCTGCACCGTTCTCTCGTAGAAAGTCAGGGTTAGAAAAGGCATTTAATGCACAAGCACGGGCTTGCGTAACTTCGTTGGGGGTTCTATCAAGGGAAAAGGGTAGTGTTTCTTCTTCTTCTTCTGGTTGCATGTGCTTTGTTTGCTGTGGGAGGCAATAGGTTTGGAGCTTAGCACGTTTTTAATTTTTTACAAAAATAATTTTTTAGGCTGGGTAAATATTTTTGGGGTGGGGGTGTTCTGAGGTGGAAATTGATAAGCTGTGCACAGCTTATCAAAAAAAGATTTGGGTGTCAAATATTATTTTATTTCCGTAGTGTTTTTGTGGGTATTAGGAGGTGTTTTGAAAAAATATAGGATTGTTTGAGCGAACTACTATGTAAGAGAAAGGGACTCCTTGTTTGAAAAAGGGGGTGTATGGGGTCAAATATCCGCTAACTCACTGATTTATATCGCTTTTTCACCTACAACGCGCGCGTCCGCTTCATTAAATACACCGATTCACTCCGACAATACTTGACAAGCTCCGGCAAGATGTGTAAAATGTATACCAGTTGATTGGCAACCAGCTGAATAAAACAACGTAGGACACCGTCCTACACCACTAATTAAATAAATAAATAGGAATACAACATGAAATCAACTAACATCGAATCAACAACCGTAAAAGCTATCGCTTTGTTAAATGTTGCGCTTACTACGCTTGCAAGAATCAACAATAACAACGACGCAGAAACACTCAGAAGAGAATGTATTGCTTTTCGCAATACTTTAGATATAACACCGTGCAAACTGGGTAACTACACAATGCCTAAAGGCTATCAAGATTTCATTGATAGTCAAACAACGGGAGCGACTTCTGATATCAGAAGTCGTAGGCAAGCAACAACTAATTCAATAATAGCATGTTTTGCACTTGACAAAAAAGGTTCAAGAACAGCTGCTTATTTAAAAGAAGCTTTAAAGGGCAAAACAGCCCTTGAAGCAATTAGCCCGCTCGAGTGGGCGGTGCTTAAGACAAAAGTAAACTTAGCAGAAAAGAAAGCTAAAGAAGCGCGTGACACAATAAAAGCTAAAGAAGCACAAGCTAAACTTGACGCTTTAACACCAGCAGCAGCAGCAGCAGCAGCACCAGCAGCACCAGCAGCAGCACCAGCACCAGCACCAGCAGCACCAGCAGCACCAGCACCAGCACCAGCAGCACCAGCACCAGCAGCACCAGCACCAGCAGCAAATAAAATAAGTTTTAAGGCCCGGTTTACTCCCGAAATTATGGCAGAAGCAAAAACAGCTATTATTACCGTAGTCGATACTTATGGTATTCCCACGGCTGTGGCTATTGCTAGAATGATATTGGCTCAATACGAATCAGCTGAATAAAACCCCGTAGGACAACGTCCTACACTACCAACTAATAGCCGTGAATAGGCTATAATAAACCTACTAAGCCCCGTTAATTCGGGGCTTTTTTTTGCCTAAAATTCCTTATACCACGCCTTGCGTTATGACTGCTCCCTTTGTGACGGTGAGCATGGCTTTTCTAGCGAGGTAGCATGCTCTTTATAAGGCGTTTTAAGGCGAGTTAATACATTGGGCAGGGTTTGAAATTATCGGGGCTTAAAGGGCATGCTAGTTAAAATCACCCTAACATAAAAAATTCGCTTATGACTGCTCCCTTTGTGACGGTGAGCATGGATGCAGGGCGGAGTCGGTGTTAGATATCCTGTATCTGCCAACAATTTACGGCATCAAGTTGCATCTAAATAGACTTTGGAGCAACGGGAAGGCACGGACGGTAAGGGATAAAAAAAATAGGTCTTATTATTATTATTATTATAAATATATATATATAAAGGAAAAAGATTTTCATTTTTAGTCGAAAATAACGTCTTTTATCAGCGGCTTTTGTCTTTTTTAGTTTTTTGTCTTTCTTTCTTCGCTCATTTCCCCCAAACATTTATAACTGCATTTAATTACCCACCTAATACCTACACACTGCGTCTTTAGTGACCTCCCCTTGCTCCAAAGTCTTCGGAGGTATATTTTCCAACCCGTAATTGTTGACAGATTTGCCTATTTAGCCCCAAAAAGGTTATAATATGCCCTCAAAACGCAATGAGATTTTCCACTCACACAGAAGTCCCAAAAGACACCTAAATAGGTATGAATATGTTAGATAAGAAAACACCCTCCAGCCCAGAGTACATGCACCCTGCGGTCTATAAAAGGCACTACAAAGAAGCACTAAGGCTAAACAGGCTATATGCGAATGAGTATCAATGCTACAGAAGAAAAGTAAGGAAACATCAGTCCCCTGCCTACATAAAAACCCAAAAAGCTCAGCTGCAAACAATTGCAAAGCAAGTCCAATATCAAGATAAGAAGAATGCAATCATAGATGAGCTAACAGATATGGTGTGGTATACGTACATAAGCCCGACAGCGACCACACTGACTATTAAAAAGGTATACGTAAACAAGTTAGTGCGCGATGCGTTAAAAGAGGTAGGACAACGTCCTACGCAAACGAGGGTATTAACTCAAGAAATGCTACATGACACTTTATATTATGATGCAGAGCTAGGTACGTTTGAGTGGCAAGAAGGTAATAAGGCGGGCAAACAGGTAAACCTCTCTAAACCCAAAACACCACCTAAAAAGCTACGCAAGCAGCACGAGTACACACTACCCTTAAAATCACGCTCTTATATGCCATCACATGCAGGGTATAAGATAATAACAGAGCGAGAATACGTAGATACCCTAGCAGGCATAAAGAACAAGCAAACGACATGGATTGATGTAAAGGGCATGTATAAAAAGACAGATACATCAATGGAACACGTGCATAAGCGGCAATACTTGGTACGTACAAGGAAGGAGCGAGGCAAGCCAGCACCACTAGAAGCCACTGAACGGGTGACATATTATATAAAGAGTATTGCTGCTACTAATTCAAATCCCAATCTCAAGATAACGCTATGGGGGAAATCATACCCCGTTGTATGGCTCGCAACACTGTACATGGGAGCAGGTGGCGACTGGGACTATTCCAGTGGACTGGATAATATAAAAAAGAACTCTGACCACGTCATGACTGCTCCTCATGGACTACGCCAATACAATCACAAAACCAACAAGCCTATGCAAACTAAGCCGCGTGATGGGGACTGGTATAACCTCAAATGGGACAACATCAAGCCTGCTGAGTTTAGTACTGCATCAATAATAAAAGCACCAAGCGACACAAAGCCCAAACCCAAGCTATCGACTAACACATACTCACCCAAGCGTAACATAAAAAAAACCTACATAGCTCATGACCCGATGAATCCGAGATGGGCAGTAAATGTAGCAGGTAGAGTAAGTTATGAGTGGAGTGAGGCAGATGCAATGAGAGTCTATGAGGATAATATAAAGGCACTACGCGGCACTAAGCGTATGCTAAAGAACAAAACACTTATGGTGACACGAGTGGGCGGGAGTAAGTTTTACTAGGAGATGGTAATGACACAAGAAGAGCGAGATAAGGTAATAGAGATGCTGGTATCTAATTGGAAGCACAGCACATCTACAACAGCAACTAAAGCATTTTGGGTAAATTTTTATAATAGCTATACAGATGAGGACTTATTAGAAGAACTACTAAACCCATACAACAGAAGACGCTTGACAACACCCGACAACTAGCGTATAATATGTCCTGTAGTTTGAAGAAAGAGAAGAAACACCCACCCGCTGTAGGACACCGTCCTACACCACTAATTAAATAAATAAATAGGAATAAAGACAATGACAAAAAGAACATTTAAAGTATCACACATTACCACATGTGGTACACAATATTTCAGGGGACAACACCTCCCCACCTTTCAGATAAGCGTCACAGGCAACACTACTTATAAAGAAATGCTAGGCATGTGCCTAGAGTGGCAGAACACTGACCACCTTCGGTGGTTATTCCGTAACAACGAAGATTACAATGCCTTTAGAGATGCAATAACTGAAATGTTCTCTACTGTTGAGGACATGGACACTGCATTCCAACCAGACCTAGACAGCCCAGATACAGAAGAAGAGTGGGAGTACTGGGACGTGTGCGCATTCTTTGTAGTAGAGATATTAGGAGAAGATGATGAACTATAAAGACTTAACAGACAGCGCAAAGGAGTGCGCTTATAAGAACTTTCAGGAGTATAACAGTGGAGAAGGGTTTGGCTTTCAGGTAGAGAGCATCCTAGAAGATTGCCGTGACATGATAGAGACTAAGGGCATCTATGAGCCTGTATTTAGTTACTCAGGCTTTCACTCTCAAGGGGAGGGCGCATGTTTTACGGGGAATATAGACTTAAAAGATTTCCTTGATGCACACCCTGAAGTGCGTAATAACCACCGAGAGCTGTACATAGCAGTCATACCTTTTGGGGGTAAAGAACCTGCGTGTCGTTACTTCGACATAAACCTAACCCGTAGGACGATGTCCTACAACCACGAGAACACCGTACACTTAGTGGCATGGGACTTTGAGGTAACAGGTGCAGGGTGGGATGATGCTAACAACGGGTACTACGAGAAGCTCTTTGTAGATGCAGAAAAAGATATAGAAGAAACATGCAGAGACTATATGCGGCAACTGTACCGCACACTGGAGGAAGCTTACGAGTACTCAACAAGCTTAGATGCATTTCTTGAGCAGGCAGAGTTTCAAGACTTTAATGAGAGTGGAGAGTTATCATGAAGGACGTAACGGGAGTTCGCATAATGGTGTTAGTATACCCAGTTGATATATATGATAGAGAAGATGCCGAGAATATAGAGAATAATATATACAGTATTGAAGAACTAGAATCAGTTATACCTGACGATGTGCAAATGTTTACCCTTACAGACTTTATGGACGCTTGCAATAATGAGGATATTTCTCTTGAAACCTCTTGGATAGGCTATATTCGGGAGTACATGGCATGATAGGTATAGCATTTGCAAGGACAAGTATGGAAGGTGTCTATGGAATAACACCTAATAAGATGTATATGAGCACGAAGTGGGACGCAGAACATGAATGGTCTATGACCATTCTAAATGACGACGGGTTCGAGATGTTTATACTAGAAAAAGAATGTACCTTTTTAAAAGGCGGGAACTGGGAGTTTATAAGACCCAGCGAACTTGGAGAATTAATTTAAAAAACAAAAACCTGAGCTGAGCAGGTGGGGCAACCTTTTCCTCAGACAGCCGTAAATTAACGAGTGGGCTGTGTCAATAACCGTTAAGCTTAAGGGAGTGATATACCTATTATGTACAAAACCCGTTGCTTGCCTTAAGATCCCAACCATTACGGGATATACCGTATAACCTAACACACAGGATAAAACAATGAGCGCACAATCAGATATAAGAAGTACAGGTGAGACTAAAGAAAGATCAGATGCGATTAATCGCATTATGCAAACATACGCACAAGCAATAGTAGACCGTAACGCACATGTGGCTAAGTTACAGGGACTTACTTGTATTTTAGTATTAGCTTTAGTATGCACAGTAGGTGTAAGCAGGTGGGTAATATATAAATCAGGAGCTAATACTGTATGTGAACAGCAGTCATATACCCAAGCCCAACCAGCGCACAAAAAGAGTGGGTTAGACTATACCATAAAGCCATGACCCCCGAAGAACGGGAGAGAGCCATTCAGATAATGGCAGATAGGTACACAATCAGATATGAGAAGTACCATGTGGATAAAAGAAGGGCGTTAGAATATGCAACGTTTCACTACAACTTATACTCGGATGAAGCACTACTGAGCCTTATCATTAACCCTAAAGACCACAAACTTATACTCTGATGAAGCACTACTGAGCCTTATCATTAACCATAAAGACCACAACGTATACCCTACCACTTGACAAGTAAAGACAACTACTGTATAATATGTACTGTAGTTTGAAGTAACGCCTCACCCTCTTAAGGGGTTGCATAACATAACGTAGGACGATGTCCTACAGGAGACTGACATGATAACAATAAAAACAAATAAACAATACAGATCTATTCTTACATGGGAGGACTTAACCCCAAAAGAACAAAAAGAATATGACTTTAGGGGCAAAGAGTACAGCTCGTATTTTAGGTATAGGAACTGGGTGTACACCCTTGAGGATTTTATGCGGACTAACGGGAACGATACCTTAAACAAATGGGACGGGTATCTCGGAGATAGTTTTTTTAGTGGCATCCTTGTGAAATACAGTAACTGCGGTGATGCAGTTATGGTTGGAACTTATTATAGTTAATTGGAGAATGAAATGAACAGCTTAACACAAGAACAAAGACGTGTAATGGTAAAAACAATTGCTCGTGATAGAGCAGAAAGAGCCTCAAGCGAGGAGCTAATGGCACTGTATACCCAAACTCAAATAGATGAGATATGGGACGACTACGAAGGCGATAAACAACTAATGCAACTACTAGAGGAATGCAACAATGACTAACATAAAATCACTATCATCATCAGCCATGCTGGTGGAACTTAACATCAGCCTATGGACAGCTCGCAAGCTGGACAAAAAGGTATCTAATGACGTAGATATCAGTAACAGCACACGTACTAAGGCGGGGAATTACCACAAGAACCTGTTAGCAGGTGACGAGTCGCTGTCAGCTATACAGAAATTAGCTGGGTTTATCAGAACTTACCATATGTCGGTAACAAGCCCTTGGAATGATGCAGGGCAACGGCTGCTAAGTACAGGTATGTTTATCACATACCGCCAAGAAATGTCACGCTTAGAGAACGAGTACTGGGGGCTAGTCAATCAGTTCTTACCTGAGTATGGGGTAAAGATTAGCGCAGCAGCGTTCCAGTTAGGCGCATTGTTTAATAGGGATGAGTACCCTGACGTAGATCAGGTACAGCATAAGTTTGGCATGTCAGTGCGATATACCCCAGTGCCTGAGTCTGGGGACTTTAGGGTAGATGTAACCAACGAGGCTATGAATGACCTAAAAGACCAGTACGACATGGTATACAAGTCTAACCTAGACAAGGTAACTAAGGATGCGTGGGACAGGTTACACAAGGTCTTAACACAGCTTTCATTCGGGCTACGTACTGATGAGGACGGCAAGCAGGGCAAAATCTACAGCTCAGTAGTAGAGAACGCTCAAGAACTATGCAATATGCTGACTTATTTTAATGTATCAGGGGACACACAGTTAGAGGCTATGCGTATTAAATTAGAAGATACTATGATGGGGCTTGATGTTAAGGACATTAAGGACTCAGATTATATCAGGGGCACAGTTAAGCATACTGTAGATGCAATGTTAGACAAATTTAATTTTTAAGGAGAGCAGTTATGAGAGCATTAGTAAGTTTTTTTGTAGTAGTTATAGCGTTAGGGTTAATATGCGGATCAGTGTCAGCAGCTAAGGTAAGTGATGCAGAACGCCATGAGATATACAACAAACAGTTTGCTAAAGAGGAGACTGAGTTAGATAAGCTGATGAACGACCACTTCGGGAGTTGGAAATGCTACGATATACCCCCATGTAACCAGCTTGTAGATGCAAATGGGGAGGAGTAAGAGCAGGGGTTGACAACTACCCTATAACCCTGTATAATATGTACTGTAGTTTAGATAAAGTCTCATCCACTTAAAGGATTGAACCCAACCCGTAGGACGATGTCCTACACAACTAGGAAATTGACATGAACAACAACAAATTAGTAGGCGCAGTAATTTCATCAATGGTAGAAAAATTTCAAGTTATTGAAATTAAGGTTTTAAATGTAGAGGAGGGTCGCTTAGCAACGAGTGACTATAAAATAACTATTTTGCTCGGTCAAGGTCAGCAGATAAGTTTAGTAATAAACTACCACGCTCGAATCAAAGAGCTGACAGTAAAAAACAATAGTATTACAGCGATGAGTATTAATGCGCTGTCGTACATTGAATCAATTACAGCGGGCTTTTAAGATTAAACCCCAACCCAAGGCCGTTATGAGCGGCCTATACCAACCACCACAACTAGGAAATTGACATGAAAAAACCATACAGCAGTATATCCATGCAAGAAACCATCAGCCTTATTAGTAAGATAGGCGACACACTAACAGTTCTAGTACAAGGAGAGATGGGTATTGGTAAGAGCAGCATACTTAAGTCTCTAGTAGAGATTTACCCCAACCATATACCCTGCTACATAGATATCACAACTAAAGATGTAGGTGACTTCCTTGTACCACAGATACGTACCCTTGATGGTACACCTGTATGCTCCTTTATACCCAACGAGGAGTTTGGCTTTCACTTAAACAAACCGCTTATACTTATGTTAGATGAGATAGGTAAAGCAGGTAAAGCAGTCATGAATGCCTGCTTGCGTTTAATGTTAGAGCGTAAGTTAGGTATTCACTCACTACCAGAAGGCTCAATTGTATTCGCTACAACTAACTTAGCGGCAGAGGGTATTGGGGATAACTTACCGCCCCATGCTAGAAACAGAGTGTGTGTAGTCAAGATGCGTAAGCCTACGGCGGAGCAGTGGAGATGGGACTATGCTCAGAACGCTGGTGTTGACCCTGTAGTAATAGCAACAGCTATTGAGTACCCGTCTATGTTTGGTAGCTTCGAGGACTATGAACGCCCTGATATGAACGAGTATATCAATGACCCACGTGTACCTAGAGCTGCATTTGTTACACCACGTTCAATGGAGAGAGCATCCGACATACTCAAGAGATGCCGCGATATGCCTGAAGATGTACTAACACATGCCTTGTTCGGTGTAATAGGTGAGAGGGCTACTATGGATATGATAAATATTCTTAAGCTGGATAATCAAATGCCCGCGTGGTCAGAGATCATAAACAAACCATCTACTACTATTATCCCGCCTAACGGTGCGGCTGTGTGTCTTGTAGTTAGTAAGGCATTAAGTAATGTAGTAGCTGAAACATTCGATGTATGGATGACGTATTTAGCTAGGATGCCACGAGAAGCCCAAGCCTTGTTCGCTATGGGTGTGATGTCAAACAAGAGCCCTAAACGTACCATAGCAGTGACTAACAAGATGTTCACTGCATATGCTGTATCTCAAGGTTATTTATTCTAGGGGGTGTGTAATGGCAATGACAAAAGAAGAAAGAAGAAAGAAGAAAGAAGAATGTATGAGGCTAAATACAGAGCCGCAAATCCAAAGGAGAATACCATGAGTTTATCAGCAGAAGATAAAATCACTAAAGCCCATATAGCACTAATGCAACACAAGACTACCCTAGCGTACTCAGGGCTGTTAATGGTAGGTAAGGCAGAGATTAAAGATGGTTGTCCTACCGCCTGTACTAATGGGCGAGATGTTATCTATGGTAGGGCATTTGTTGAGGGTCTTACTGACCAAGAAGTACGGGGGCTAGTCTTACATGAAACAAAGCATAAGATATACCAACACCTATTTACATGGCGCAAACTGTATGACGAGGATGCACAGTTAGCCAATCAAGCGTGTGATTATGTGATTAACCTAGAGATCAAAGACCTTAACCCTTACGAGGATTTCATCAAATTACCAGCAGGTGCATTAATAGACGAGTGCTATAGGGGCTTAGATAGCGGCGAGGTATTTGCACGGTTGAAGCAGGATAAGAAAGACGGTAAGGGTAAAGGAGGTAAGGGTGAACCACTAGATGAGCATGACTGGGAGGGAGCACAAGCATTAGGTGAGGAAGAACAGAAAGAGTTAGCCAAAGAGATAGATGCCGCTATTAGAACAGGTGCACTACTAGCGGGTAAACAGGGGGGCGATGTTGATAGGAGCTTTGATAGCCTCATGCAGTCTAAAGTTGACTGGGCTGAGCAGCTAAGAGAGTTCGTATCATCGACCTGTGTAGGTAAGGGTGACAGTACATGGGCTAAGCCTAATAGACGTTGGTTACAGCACGATATGTACTTACCTAGTCAGATCAGTGAGAGTATTGGTAGCATCTGCGTAGCAGTAGATACATCGGGCAGTATATCAGGGGAGGATATAACAAAGGCATTGTCAGAGATCGTAGCTATATGCGATAATTGTACCCCTGAAAAGATTGACCTGTTGTACTGGGATACTCAGGTTGCCTCTCATGAGCAATATCATGAAGGTAGTTATAGTGGGCTAATGACCTCTACAAAACCTAAAGGTGGGGGTGGGTCATCGTCACTGTGTGTATTTGGCTATGTGCTAGAGAACAAGCTAGAGCCTCAATGCCTTATCTTAATTACTGATGGGTATATTGAGTACCCAACACAAGCTCCTACGTACCCAGTTATATGGGTAATGGTAGGCAATAAAAATACTGTACCTGCATTTGGGGTAGTGATACAGGTGGATTAATGACAGTACGCATAGACTTAAAACTTAAGCAGATGACTTCCCTAGATGATGTTGTTACTAAGCTAGGGGATATAGTACATTTTGAGGATTTATCCGACCTTGACCCACCTATACCAGAGAGAATGGCTTTGCTTAAGATTAGTGTAGCTAAAGATATTATCCCTAATATAGGTACAAGATTAGATGACACCACATATATAGTCCACGAATTATAGAGAGCAGTCATGAGCGTAGGGCGATTGTCCTACGCAAATTAATCAGGAGTTAAAATGAGAATAAAACTAACACCAGAACAACTTAAAGAAAACCGTAAAGTTGCAAGTAAGATATACAGGGACAATATGCCTCTTGAAATGCGAGCAAAGATCGCCGATAGCAAACGCAAGGGCGCAGAGAAACGTAAAGTGCAAGCCAAAGAAGAACGCGCAGCGTACTACCAAGTAAACAAAGAACACATGAATGCCAAGTCTAAAGAGTATCACAGGAAGGCGCGAGAAAAGATCGCAGCTGAGAAAGCAGCGGGCATAAATGTACCACCAACAGCACATGCACCCAGAGTACGCAAGGTTATGAACCAACCTGCAGGCATGACTACGCTCAAGGATGAGGCGAAGAAAATGGGTATAGCGACAGCGCACTTAAGAACTATACAGAAAGATGCTAGGTTTAACATGCCTAAGTCTAAGATGTTACGTATAGATGGTATGGAGTTGTTTGATATCTATGAGATGGCAGCTTGGCAACAGCAGTATAGAGAAGTTCTGGCACAAGAAACAATATCAGGAGCATCAAAGAACAAGAAAGGCATAACTCTAAGTAAAGACGTAATACTAATCATCAACTGGCTACAAGCATCAAAACACATAACTAAATACTGCAACACCCAGCGCGTTGCAATTAATTCAAACCAATTTTGGGCGAGGTGGGCGTGATGAGTCCTGAAAGAGAGTTATTGAAAAAGATTTTAGCAACGGGGTGGCTAAATAACGAGTTTAGCTGTGGAGTAGACGCACTACTCGTCCAACCTGAGCAAGAGCCTGTGGCTTGGTTGTGGACTAGAAACTATGAGGGGGGAGGATATACAAATATGGTATTCCAAATGAAGTGCGCAGCTGACGAATACGCAAAGGATAGTGAAAACTTAAAATATCCTGATCTTGTGCGTCCACTTTACTTGGGGGTAGATGATGAGTAAAGAAAGAGAGTTGCTATATAGATGGTACAAAGGAGCGCAAGATCAAGTAGATTTTAATGAGTTATACGATAAAACCGAAGAACTCCTCGCCCAACCTGAGCAAGAGCCTGTGGCTTGGTGTCAATTGATTGACGGAAAGGTACAAGATTTATTAACTAGCTTTGAAATGAAAGATTGGATTAATGATGACACATGGACGCCACTCTATGCAACACCACCCAAGCCGAGCCCTTGAGTGATGATAAAATAACAGGCTTATGGGCTAACAAATCACCTGTTAATGAATTTGAGTGTGTTAGGTTAGTAGAAAAAGCACACGGTATTGGAGTAGGTAATGAGACTTAATGGCATGACAAGAATAGGTAGTTTTTTAGAAAGCACCCGAACACTCCCTGCAAAACAGATTAACTTTAAACAACTAATATGGCTTAAGCCTTTTTCAAGTATGTATTTAAGGAGCAAAAAGAAATGAAACTCTATGAATTAGGCAATGACAAACGATTTACGCTAGTAGACGACAGCTCAGGCACGGTTTTTTTATTAGACCATATAGACGGTGCATATTCTGTGTGCTATATAGGTAATGTAATTGTACATATTTCAGCAAGTGCTGAAATTGAGGGGGTAGAATAATGGCTATTAGTAGAAAGGATGTTTTTAAAGATATGTTTTCGAGTGAATCGGCAGATAGGGTGTTTGCTACAACGGAGGATGCTGAAGACTATATACTAAAGTGCAAAGAACAAACGCACTTTAGTAGCTCATGGGACGCAATGACGTTTAGACTTGCGCAAGTAAAATGTGGAATACCTCTGGAGGTAGAATGAAAAACTTAAGAATCGGCGGCACAGATGTTGGCGAATATATCAAAGAACAAGTAGCAATAGCAATAGCCGAACATTTCAAACAGCCTGAACCCAAATGGTACGAAAATATCCCTGAGCAAGGTGTGTTGTGTTGGTGTGAAGGGGAGCATGAAGGGAAAGGGTTTTTGGCTGACATACCCCGCAAAAGAATACTTGCGCGTATTGATAGTTACACGCCTAAACCAACCGCACCACGTAAAGATAGTTTTACTGCTAACTGGGGATTTTTAAATAGGGAGCACTGGGTATGGTATGAAAATGTACAACCACTAACCAACGAAGAAATTGAGGGGTTTAAAAGATGAGCGAGATAACAATAAGTTTAGAACAAGTAGAAACCTATATAAAAACCTTAAGTGGTGAGTACGATGAGTGGTGGATGGCTGAATATGGCTTATATACAACAGGTATTATAAGGTTCTTTGAAACGGTAGATGAGGGTTTTGCCAGTAAGATAAAAATTGCAGTGCAAGATCATAGTGTTATAGCAGATAGGCTAGAAGCAGAAAGACAAGATGAGTGGCAAAGGCGGCGCAGGTAAGTTCTTAAGGGGGTTGACACCTGTAGTATATGAGCGAGAAGAGGAAGATAAGCAGTACGATAGTTATTGGAGGAACAGGTGAGTATAACTAAAGAGGGGGTAGTTAAAAAAGATATTAAAGCTATCCTAGATACATTAGGGGTTTATTACTTTATGCCCTCTGGTAATGGGTATGGACGGTCAGCTATCCCTGACTTTGTAGGCTGTTACAAGGGGCACTTCATTGCAATAGAAGCTAAGGCAGACAACCTGCAAGCTACGGCGATACAACAACGCGAGCTTACTAGGATCAACAGTCATAAGGGGCTGGGGCTTTGCATCAATGCTGAAAATATTAGAACGCTTAAGGCTCTACTGGAGTTATTACCATGAGATTGATGACGCTGGATTTTGAAAGCTTCTACAGCAGGACTTACAGCTTAACTAAACTAACAACAGAAGCCTATGTAAATGGCGATGAGTTTGAAGTTATTGGGCTATCTATTAAGTTTAATGATACAGAGACTACATGGTACACAGGTAACAGAGGGTACATACAAGATGTATTAGATTCTTTTGATTGGAAGAACATCACCATAGTAGCCCATAATTGTTTCTTCGATGCTAGTATTCTTTCATTAGTGTTTGGCATATTTCCCGCAAGGTATATTGATACTCTTTCTATGGCACGTGCTATACACGGTATCTCTGTAGGGGGGAGTCTAGCTAAACTAGCGGCGTACTATAATCTAGGGGAGAAAGGCACTGAAGTTGTTAATGCATTAGGTAAGCACCTTAAAGACTTTAACCAAGAAGAGTTAGATGAGTATGGGGATTATTGCATTAATGATACAGAACTGACCTATAAATTACTCCAATGCCTAATGCCTCAATTTAATGCCACTGAGTTAGCGTTAGTAGACATAACTATTAAGATGGGTGTAGTGCCTAGATTAGAAGTGGACTTAGCACTACTAGAGAGCCACCTCTATGCAGTAAAAGCAGCGAAGCAAGATTTACTAGACAAAATAATAGTAGATAAGTCCGAAATTATGAGTAACCCTAAGTTTGCTAAGTTGTTAGAAGATTGCGGCGCAGAAGTGCCGATGAAGGTATCTCCTACTACTGGCAAGATGACGTATGCGTTTGCTAAAACAGATGACGGGCTTAAGGACTTACTAGAACACCCTAATGTAATGGTGCAGACTTTAGTAGGGGTAAGGCTAGGTGTTAAAAGCACTATCGAAGAAACACGCACAGAACGCTTTATAGACATCGCAAAGCGTATGGGCAGGCTACCTATCCCCTTAAACTATTACGGAGCAGCAACAGGCAGGTGGTCAGCAGGTGGTGGGCAAAAGGTAAACTTTCAGAATATTCCTAGAGGCTCTACACTTAAAGAAGCTATTGTTGCACCAGAAGGGTATCTAATAGTAGGAGCTGACTTATCAAACATTGAATTGCGTGTAGGTATGTGGGTTGCAGGAGAGATGGATGCACTTAAGTTATTAGGTGACGGTGGAGATTTGTACAAAGACTTTGCTAGTAAAGTATTTAATGTACCATATGATGAGGTAAACAAAGAACAGAGGTTTATTGGTAAGACTTCACAACTATCACTAATCTTTGGGGTAGGTGCGGCTAAGTTACGCAGTGCAATTAAAGCTGGGTCTGGGCTAGACTTAGGTGAGGTAGAGTCTAAACGTATTGTTGATTTGTATAGGAATACTTATACAGGAGTGACAGCACTATGGAAAACATGCGGCAAAGCTATAGAGAGCATAGCAACTGATGGAGAGTTTACATTTGGTACTAACAGCCTATATACAGCTAATAGTTTGGGGGTACGGTTTCCATCAGGGCTATATATGCAATACCCACAACTTGCTAATGTAGTAGACTCCAAGACAGGGGAACAAGGATATAAGTATAAGTTACGTAACGGGTATGATAGACTATACGGCGGTAAACTAATGAATAATCTAGTGCAGGGTACAGCCCGTTGCATTATGTCTGAGGCGATGGTCAGGGTAAATAAAAGATACCCTATCGTATTAACTATTCATGATGCCCTGTATATCCTAGCTCCAGAACATGAGGCACAAGAAGCATTAGAGTTTTTAATGTTAGAGATGACAAAAGTTCCTTTGTGGATGCCCGACTTACCGTTGGCAGCAGAAGGGGGGTTTGGTAAAACTTTAAAAGATGCGGGCTAATGGCTAACAAAAAAACAAACAAAGATAGAAAGAAAAAGATTAACCCTTTTAAAGCACACGAGGAATGGCAATGCCTAAAACAAGTAAAACAAAACTAGCTTATCAAGCAGGCCGTCAAAAAACACCTGCCGAAGTAGAGAAACGGGTAGCCCGCAACAAAGCTAGGAGACACGCTATAGCTGACGGCAAAGCTTCTGTCGGAGATAATACCCAAGTAGATCATATAAAACCCTTAAGTAAAGGGGGCAGCACTAAAGACAGCAACACACGAGTAGTTAGTACTGCAAAGAACGAGGGGTGGCGTAAGGAGTACCCTGAGATGTATGGTAAGACTAAGAGCAAGAAAAAATGAGTGATGTAATTGATAGTGCTAATGACCAAGTGCAACTTATACTAGAGAAACAAATTGCGATAGCTAGAGGCCGACCCCTAAATGTATTTCAAAATGAGTCAGGCCTTTGTTGGGAGTGTGATGCAACAGTTAGTGATGGTAGGCGTTGGTGTTCAAAAGAATGTGCTGACAGGAGCGAGAGATGAGAACTGAATTTGAAGAGTTAGATGTTGTACCTGTAGAACAAGAGAAAGAAGTTGAAGGGTATTATGGAAAGAAAGCGGTTATAATCTGGAGTCTGGTTGTGGTAATCAGCTTGCTCGGCATACTTAGGTGGCATGTATTATGAAAAATAAAGCGGATTATATAGAAGAAAGCATTAGGTTTAGGTGGCTTCAAATTAACGCAGCGCTAAACAACATAGATTTTAACACCACAATGATCTTACGAGCAGAAGAATTACTTGAAGGGTTGTATGAAGAAGCACGAATAGCCAGCATTATAAAGCTATGCTTAACAGGTAAATGAGTGTCTGGCCTGATTTCTTTTTTCAACCTGTTAACCTATGGAATTACCCAAAACAATATCGAGATTATCAAATGAGTATCAACGAAGAAACAACAGTACGTCCTCAGTGGGTACTAAAAGACCTAAAAGCAAACGACACTCAAGTAGATGGTACACACTACAAAGATATGGCTATAGAACCTTGGGAAGTTATGGGGGTTGTCTTAACCCACGAAGAATTTGTGGGGTATCTCAAAGGCAACGTTATTAAATACGCTATGCGTGAAGGTAAGAAAGATGGAGCTACTAAAGATGCAGCGAAAGCAAGGCACTATGCAGCTAAGTTAAAAGAAGTAGAAACAGAATGGTAAAACGAATTAAAGAGTGGTTTCACCCTCCGCACGTGTGTAAGATATTTAAACACTTTTATGGTATGAATATTAAGCAGTGCGTACACTGCAACAAAGAGTCTCCTATTGGAGAAGACCATTTTATAAAACACCAGAGGTAGTAATGAAAGTGCCTAGTTTCTCATACAGCTCACTAAGCCAGTTTATCACCTGCCCTAAACAGTATGAGGCGCATAAGGTTTTAAAGTACATTCCGTTTACCGACACAACAGCTACACTCTACGGTAAAGATGTCCATACAGCAGCAGAGCACTATATAGGGTCAGGCACCGTGTTGCCTGAGAAGTACAACTATATTAAAAGCTACCTTGATACACTAAATAGCATCAGTGGCGATAAGTTCTGTGAGCTTGAATTGGGGATTGCTTTAAAGGATGGGGACTATACGCTGTGTGATTTCAATGCAGATGACAGGTATTGGAGGGGTATAGCAGATTTAGTTATTGTTGATGAAGCGGCAAGCAAAGCGTATATTGTGGATTACAAGACAGGTAAATCTGCCAAGTATGCAGATACTAAGCAGCTTGCTCTTCTAGCTGCAGCAGTGTTTTTAAAATACCCAGCTCTTAAAGTTATTAAAGGGATGCTACTATTTGTAGTCTCAAAGGAAATAATAAAAGCTGAGTATACGTATGATAACCGATTTGAGATATTTGACAAGTTAAAAGAAGTGCTTACTCAACGTGAAGTAGCATACGAGACAGGCATATTTAATACATCACCTAATGGTCTTTGCCGTCAATGGTGTCAGGCTACACGATGTATCCATAATGGGAGGTACAAACAAGAATGAAAGTAACAATAAAGTCAGTGCAGACTACAGCGGCTGATGCAGGACTACCAGAGAGCGTTATAGAGAGGCACATAGATGCCCTATGTGAGATGATACTACGTGCTAAAACACAAGAACGTAAATCCTGTAGCAACAACTTAAGAAACTGGTTTCACCAGAAGGGTAGTAAGCCGCCACTACATGATCTATTAGAGGCATTAGAGCACAACTAACTGAGTCGCTTCCATAAGAAGCTGGGTAGGAAAATGATAACAGTACTAAATAAAGACGTGGTGTCTGTACGTACAGATGACCCTGCTGCTATTACAGCAGTCATAGAAAGAAGTAAGCACGTAGCAGAAAATGAAGTTTGGGTTAAGTTTGGCTTAGGTGAGATGCACATATTAAACAATATGGGGTTTAAAGATGTACCCTCCCCTATAAGCACTCAGTACCAGTGGACGGGTATGTACAAGCCATTTGACCACCAACGAGTAACAGCAGAGTTTCTAACCCTAAACAAAAAGTGTTTCTGTTTATCAGAAATGGGCACAGGCAAAACAAATTCTGTTATTTGGGCTGCAGACTACTTAATGAAGCAAGGGGTAATTAAACGAGTACTAGTGATTTGCCCTCTATCCATTATGGATGCTGCATGGCGTAGAGACTTATTTAGGACTGTAATGCACAGGTCTGTAGAGATAGCGCATGGCTCTAGGGAAAAGAGAGCCGCTATTATTAAAGGTGCTGCTGAGATAGTTATTATTAACTATGATGGTGTAGAGATAGTACAGAAAGAAATAGATGCGGGCGGGTTTGATTTAGTCGTAGTTGATGAATGTACGCACTTAAAGAACGTAGCAACAAAACGCTGGAAGGTGCTAAACAAGTTAATCAAAGGGGATATGTGGTTATGGATGCTTACAGGTACACCTGCGGCGCAGTCTCCAGTGGATGCATACGGCTTAGCTAAGATAGTAAACCCCAAGAGTGTACCAAAAGCATTTAACGCTTTTAGAGATATTGTACAAATAAGGCAGTCTGTATTTGTGTTTAAAAACCGCCCAGAAGCTGAAACAATAGTACACAGCATCTTACAACCTGCTATACGGTTTACTAAAGAAGAGTGTTTAGATTTACCTGAGCTTTTGTATCAGACTAGAGATGTACCACTTTCAATACAACAAGATAAATACTATAAGCTCTTAAAGAAAGAGATGCTTATGCAAGCAGGAGGCGAAGAGATATCAGCGGCTAATGCAGCGGTAGCCTTGAATAAGTTATTGCAGTTATCAGCAGGTTGTGTGTACTCAGATACAGGAGAAGTAATAGAGTTTGATGTTAAGGGTAGGACTAGTGAGCTACTAGATATAGTAGATGAAGCATCACATAAAGTAATTGTATTTGTTATGTTTAGGCACACTATTGAGCTAGTGCAGAAAGCGTTATTAGCCGCAGGACATACAGTAGATGTAATACATGGTGGCGTGAGTGTTAGTAAGAGGGCAGAGATATTTAATCAGTTCCAGATTAGCCCAGACCCCCGTATACTGGTTATCCAGCCGCAAGCTGCAGCTCATGGCGTTACATTACATGCAGCTAATACAATCGTCTGGTGGGGCATAACACTATCACTAGAGACATACATGCAAGCTAATGCTCGCATACACAGAGCAGGACAGATTAATAGGTGTAATGTTGTGCACTTAATAGGAAGTCCAGTAGAAAAAAAGGTACTAAATGTACTGGAGAACAAAGGCGCTTCTCAAACGAAGCTGTTAGATTTATTTAAAGAGGTAGTGCAATGAAAGTAACACTTGAAGAACATACCAACCCCCTAAACTTAGGGAAATATGCTGGGATATGCTACGGGAGAGAAGGAAACGATGAGAAAAGATTGGCTCACATTATTGGGGTTGGGCATTTATCTGTCCTTAGATTCGGCGCTGCTGTATTTCGCATTCAGGGGATTAGTAGAGTATGCCTAGCACAGTTAACACGTAGTAAGCATTTAGAATATCTTGTAAGAAGTTCTAGGTATTGCGATGAGAGTGAGGCAGAGTTTCACATGCCTGAGAGCCTTAAAGAGTTGGACGCAGTGTCTCAAGATCGTATACTTTCGTGTTTACAGAAGGCTGAGGATTTATACAAAGAGTTACGCGACAAAGGCATATCAAAACAAGATGCGCGGTATATCCTACCCCAAGGGCAAGAGACAGAGTTATACGTAACAGGTAACTACCAAGCTTGGAAAGACTTTATTAAACTTAGATCATCTAAGTCAGCACAAGAAGAAGTACGTAAAGTTGCCTTAGAGATTGAACGACAATTACAAGAGATTGCCCCCATAATATTTGGTAATTTACTTGACGACAATTAACAGATGTAGTACAATATAGTCTCTTTTGGGGGAATGATGCACAAGAAAGTAGTTTGGGTGTGTGGCATAGCCCACATAAAGACATGGCCTATATTTCCTTGGATACAGACAGATACTTACGGCTGGTATTTTAGCTGGTTATTTATACGTATTGGTAGGTACAGCAGGTATTGTGGTGAGATAGAAGAGGAGTAAATAAAATGAATGCAGAACAACTGGTCACTATCTATATAAAGATGCGTGATGCCAGACAGAAGTTACAGAAAGAGTTTGATGATGCAGATGGTAGGATTAAAGAACAGCAAGACCAAGTTACTCAGGCTCTACTAGAGCTTTGCAAAGAAACAGGCGCAGATGGTTTACGGACTGCCGCAGGTAATGTATTTAGAACAGTTAAAACTAGATACTGGACAAGTGACTGGGGCAGTATGAAGTCTTTTATTAAAGAGCATGATGCAATGGAGCTACTAGAACAACGTGTACATCAGACTAACATGAAGAACTTTTTAGATGAAAACCCAAACCTCATGCCTCCGGGCATGAATATTGATAGCAGATACAGTGTTACTGTAAGAAGAGGCAAGTAGAATGGAAAAAGACAATGAAGTAGTGTATTTGACAGGTGCAGAAGTTTCTAAGATACTAGGCCTCTCCCGTCAAACCCTACTAGCACTACGGAAGAAAGGAGCTCTTGAAGGGTATAAACAAGGGTCAACGTTACTGTACAGCTCAGACAATGTTAGAGCATTTCTAAGCAACAGAACAACAATTACTAAACTATCAACTGGAGTACAAAAATGAGCAATGACGTAAGTATTTTTAAAAATGGCGGCGCAGTTCCTTCTCACTTTAAAAACAGAGAATTAAGTGATACTACGAAAGCCCTAATGGGTGGCGGCACAAGCATACGCAGGATTTCTCTCAAAGGTAATATTTTCCGTATGAATGTAGGCGGTCAAGAAGTTGCTAAGAATGAAGACCGTGCAATGAACATTATTATTGCGGCTGCAGCCCCTAAGACTTCAAGACAGTTTTATGCAGGCACATACCAAGAGGGTGTTGCTGCGATCCCTGCATGTTGGAGTAATAACGGCGATCAACCTGACACTACATCGGAAGCCCCACAAGCGGTTAACTGTGCTAACTGCCCTCAAAACATAGCAGGGTCTGGTCAAGGTCAAAGTAGAGCATGTAGGTACGTACACAGGTTAGCAGTCATGTTAGAAAATGACGTAGCTGACGGTGAAATTTATGAGCTGTCTTTAGCTGCTACATCTTTGTTCGGTAAAGGCGAAAATAATAAGATGCCCCTGTTTCAGTACGGTAAACTGTTAGGTTCTAATGGTATGAATATCACAGACGTAGTAACTGAAATGCGTTTTGATACAGATTCGGCAACACCTAAGATGACATTTAGAGCTGTACGTGCACTATCTGTTGATGAACTAGAGTCTATCACCGTACATGGCAACTCTATGGAGGCCAAGTCAGCAATCAAAGCATCGTACTCCCCTGTATCAAAAAAGGCAGATACTACTGAAGAGTTGACATTTGTGCAGCCCGCTGCTAAGGTAGCCTCCACTCCAGCTCAGACGGATGAACCCGTAGTAAGAGAGAAAAAATCTTCTACTCCTGTACCTTCTAGCATGGATGCAGTGCTCGCTGAATGGGCCGAATAATTTAATTGCGCTCCTTGGGGTGGCTAGTCCACCCCTTTTTTTCCTGTAAAATTTGGTACCCTTATGAATAGGCATGATTTCTTAACTACAGTATTAGCCCCAGAAGGAAAATACTGCGTAGTAGGGCTAATTGGTGGTAAACCTAGAACACATTTTTTCGATACGGTTCAAGAAATAGAAGAATGGGCAGATGCACAGCCCGCTAATGGAACAGATGCATATTTTTCTCTTGCAACATATAAAGACCTTGTTCAGGGTAGGAACGTTAAGAACGCTAAGTTATTTAAATCCCTATGGGTAGACTTAGATATAGGCAAGGGCACAGAATTTGATACTCAGATGGCAGGATTTGCTGCCTTAAGAATATTTATTAACGCTTTAGGGTTACCAGAGCCTTCTATCGTATCTTCAGGGTACGGGTTACATGTGTACTGGACGTTTGATGAAGCCATTGACTACAATGCGTGGAAGCCTATAGCAACTGCATTAATAGCTAAACTAAACTCAGAGAACTTTAAAGTAAAAGACAAGGGGTTAACTGGCGATGCCGTAAGAATACTACGTATTCCTGAGACTACAAACTTTAAAGGCGGTTCACAAGTACCTGTAGAGTTATTAGTACTTAGCCCATCCGCTCCTGTTCAAGTTTATATAGATGCATTGGGCGCAAGTGGCTTATCTCCTTTAGCTTTGGTAGAACTGTCTAACTCTAGCGGTGCGGTTAATGATACGACTAAAGCCTTAATGGGTAACATAGTATACTCATTCGCTCGTATTATGAGAAAGTCTGCTAGGGGTGTAGGCTGTGCACAAATGATGCATGTGTATATAAACCAGAATGATATTACTGAACCGCATTGGAGATCAGGGCTGTCTATAGCTCAGTTTTGTGAAGATAAAGAAACAGCTATACACAAACTATCTAATCAGCATATTGAGTATGACCCTGCAGAGACAGAAATAAAAGCGTACAAGATAAAAGGCCCACACCTATGTACTACGTTTAGTACACATGCACCAGAACTCTGTGCAAACTGCCCGCACTCAGGAAAGATAACAACCCCTTTGATGCTCGGTAAGGACATACTAGAAGCAACACCACTTGATAATATAATAACAGCACATAGCCCAGACTTAGGGACTATAGACATTGAAATCCCTGCATACCCAGAAGCCTATACTAGAGGGCCTAAAGGCGGTATATACATTAAAAAACCGTTAGAAGATAGTGAGGACGGAGAGTCAGAGAAGGCTCTAATATACGAAAACGACTTTTATGTAGTGGGTAGACGTACTGATCCTGATTCAGGAGAGGTACTACACATGCGGTTAATCAGACCTTTTGATGGCGTAAGTGATTTTACCGCGCCACTAGCTACTGTATCAGCAGCAGATAAGTGTAGAGATATGTTATCCCATCATGGGATTGCCGCAGGTGCTACTCAAATGAAAGGGCTGCTAGGCTATTTAATTGCATGGACTAAACTACTGCAAAACGAATCAAAGGCAGAGCTAGTAAGAGTACAGTTTGGGTGGAATGATGGTATAGATGCATTTGTAATTGGAACACGGGAGCTATCTAAAAACGCACCCCCTAAATACAGCCCCCCATCAACAGCAACAGAAACAGTAGTGGGTATATATTCTAAGCAAGGCTCTTTAGAAGAATGGAAGAAAGTCGCAGATAACTATGCAGCACCGGGAAATGAAGTAAGAGCATTCTCATTGTTCCTAAGTTTAGGCGCACCGATGTTTAAGTTCTTTTCTTTAGGAGGTGCGATACTGCATCTCACTAATGCATCTTCAGGTGTGGGTAAGTCTACTATTCAGATGGTAGCTAACAGCGTATGGGGTCATCCTATCCAATCAATGTTAGTTAAAGATGATACTACGTTGTCGAAGTATCACCGCATGGGTGTAGTGCAGAACATGATTATGTGTATTGACGAGTTAACAAACTTACCTTCTGAAGAGATAAGTAACTTAGCCTTTGGCGCTACTAATGGTCGTGGTAAGAATCGTATGAGTGCATCAAGTAACTCTGAGCGAATTAACAATACTACGTGGGCACTGCCTTGTATTACCTCTGGAAACAATAGCCTGCATGAAGTTCTACAAGCACTAAAGGCAGACCCAGAAGGCGAGATATTACGTGTATTAGAGTTAGAAGTATTGAAGAGTGACACCCTAACAAAGCAACAATCAGATCAGATATTTTCTAGGGATATGGTAGATAATTATGGTCATGCGGGTGAAGCTATGATGCAGTTTGTACTTGATAACCATGACGACTGCCTTAACGAGTTGTATGCAATACAGCTAGAGTTTGATAAAGCGGCGAGCCTACAGCAGCGAGACAGATATTACTCAGCCTTGTGCGCTACTGCTATTTGGGGTGGGAGACTAGCTAATAAATTAGGCTTAGTTGATATTCCAGTAGAGCCTGTATTTAAGTACCTAGTAAGCAAAGTAGGCCGTACGCAAGAAGGAACATCAGGGCAGGAAGAAAAAGCAGCTGCACATCTAGGGCTTTTTATGTCAGAGAATATACAGAACCAGTTGATTATAAATAAAGCTCCCCCTGCAATAGAGGGTATGTTAAGTGTTCCTATAGAATCTCCTCGCGGTGCACTAGTGATACGCAGGGAACCTGATACTCAACGAGCCTTTATTATATCTAGTGTATTAAAATCTTGGTGTGCTAGGAAACAAATATCTTTCTCGTGTATGGTAGCCGACTTAAAATCTACAGGTATACTAATAGATGTGTACCGTGTTCGTATGTCAGCAGGTACAGTACAAGATAGTCCTGCAGTTTTAGCATTGGTATTAGATGCTACTAAAATGCATTAATAAAAGAGGGGGCTTTTACGCCCCCTTATGTTTACCTCGGATAAAACGTATCTCTGTTTAACCTGCGCACCTCAGATAAAATATTTTTTTCCTGTTGGTCTAAGCTCCTTAACCGCTCTGCTTTTCGTCTAGCACTAAGGGTTTCATCTGCATGTGTACGAGTTACTTCTTTTCTAACTTTACCTAAAGATTTTTCTATAGAAGTTATAGCCCCTTGTGCCTGCATCATAGGTAAATGTTTAACCCTATAGTCTTCTGCATGTGCTGGGTCTGTAATTAGCATTCGTTTATAGGTTCCATATACGCCCTCAACGCCTTCCTTCCAGTTAGCTAATATCTCTCTTAAAGCACTTTGTTTTTTCTCAGATAAAAATTTACCTGCTCCGGGAACTAGCCGTACATTTTCTTTAGTAGTTCTTTCAGCATGTTGGTTCCCACCAAAGTATTTCTCTTTAGCAAGATCAGTTGTAGATAATATAAAAGTACCTAGAAACCCTGAATAGCCTTTAACTAGGTAGTCAAACCTAATACCTGAAAGTCCTAAGTGTTCTCCTACCCATTTTCCAAGGTTTGATGTTGTATCAGGATTATATTGTTGTGCAGCATCTAAGGGTAAAAGCTCAGAACCTAAAATAGGTTTTCCTGTAAGGGAGTTTTTATCAGTTATTACATCATACAAAGGTTTAATAGCATTTATATTTAAAGGGTTAAAGTTACCTAATGAGGCAATAACAGCGGCTTGAATAGCTATCTTTGTATCTCTAGGAGTATTTGAATTTTCTTTTACTAGAGAGTCATATATGTACCTAGTAATTACTATAGGCAGAGTATTTATACTAGGACGAATAGGTAATGCTACATCTGACTTAGTACCAAAGATATATAGTTTAGTATCTTTGTCTTTATTAGAGATATCATCATCGTCATCAGTACCTGCTAACATATTATATAGAAGACTAAAAGCAGCAAACTGAACCCCTGTACTAACTAAGGTAGCTAAAGCTCTTTTTCTTTCTATAGGTGCAATACCCGTTCCATTTAAAGTCCTCAGTGCAATATTAGTTACTTGGAGGTATGCACCAAAAAAGGCCACACTCTGTCTAGCTGCAGTTATACCTGCACTAGCTCCCTTCCTTCTAAAGTTGATAATCTCAAAAGCTCTTTCTGAAGCAAGACGTTCATTCTTTGTCTCCGCCATAGTACGTGCATATACAGCTTGTCTAATAGCGTTATCCCCTATAGAAGAGAAATGTGCTAAGTTATATCTAAGCCGACTCCACCACCCAGATTTAGTATCTGATATAGGTGCTTCCCAGTATGTAGCTTCTTTGTCCCCTGATTGAGATATAAACTCTTCCCCTGCTGCACCGATTGCTTTTAGGGCAGTTCTAGCTTTAGTTTCAGGAATGTACCTAGAAACCGCTTTAGGAGTAAAAAACCCTTCCCTAGCAAACGTCAACGCAAACTCTTTAGTTACATAGGGGATCAGTGCCACTGGGTTTCTTAAGTTTGACGTTACCATAGCATCTATAGTGTCATCGTGTAATTGAGCTAGAGTAAACAAAGGATCGAGTACAATGGTAGCTCTTAAAAACTTAGACACAGGAGCAAAAACCATTTTTATAATAGCAGATTTAACGGTTTCGCCCCCTTTAAAAGCAGGGATAAATAAAGGGTCTTTAAGGTTATAAAACTCTTTAATCCCTGAACGATATATAGGAATTACATTAAGGCCGTCTTTACCACTAGCTACTTGCTCTACTTCTCCGTTAGGTAAGAAAGCGCGAGCAGCATCAACCATCATTCTAGCTTTTTGAACTCGCATAGCCATAACACTAGTGTTAACCATAAAAGAATGGATGTTACTTATAACATCAACTGCTCGCTCACTACCTTTAAATGCATGTAAAGCTGTACCAGTAACAACACCATGCCCTCCATTAAACATAGACTCAAAAGCTGCATCAGGATCAACAGTCTCCATTATCCTGTTTAGAGGTACATAAGATACAAACCCCATGTAATTATTAGCTTGTGTTTTAGTAACCCTTCCTGAAGACACTAGTAAATCAACCATCTGTTTACGTATATGGTTCCATGTATCTATAGGGCCATTAGGAGCAAAGAACTCAGGAGTAGTAGTACGAGCATCACCTACAATAGCGTTTGCCTGAACTTCTGTAATACCTTGTGTTTTTGCTATTTCGGGCTTTAGCACATTATTTTTAAAGTATGATCGCGCCCGTTTCTCTGCAGGAGTTGTATCAGGCATAGAGGCTAAATCAGCTTCATACCCCTTAACTATGTCAAATATTTCTAACATGCGTCTAGCTACCATAAGCTTATTAAAACGCTCCCGAACTTTACCCTCTGTGTCCGTGTGTACTTTTGCTATGTCTACTAACGATTGTTTTAAAGAATCAATATTATGCTTAGAAGCTTCAATAGAGAACTTACCTATATCATCTCTATACTTAATATACCCTATATGCGAAGCCTGTTCCGCTAAGAATAATTCATGGGCTGCTTGAGAGGACTCTACTTCTACAATAACTTTTTCAATGTCTTTCATAGAAATCCCTTGTGCTCGCATGTTCCTTCTTATCTGATTAACAAACCTAGCATTTTCCCGCATTACATAAGTCTCTATTAAATCTAAAGTCTTAGGTAAGACACTAGTCCCTTTTTCTGAAGTACCCCATATAGATTCTAATAAAGATTTCTTTGTAGGTGTTACTCTTTTAGCTTTCTCATCCTGAGTATATTGGGCAGACTCAGCAGATTCTAAGGGTAAGGAGTAACGTATATCATCATTTTCAGCAGAAAACGCACCTGTGTTACCAGACTCAGGAGTAAATACAGTACCTTCTAAAGAGTTCAACCAAGTATGCATAGTTTGCGTAGGTAAGAAATCTCTATTTTGTAAAAAGAATCTCTTTAATGCTTGACCTAATCTTTGGAAAAACTTTTCTACTACTGACAAAGGTTTGTCTGATGTTGTAGCCCATCGAGCCACTTGATCTGCAAACCATTCTGACTTTGAACTCCAATAAGAGGTTAGTTTATCAGAAAGCATACCTTCTGAAACTTTTGTGGCTTTTGCAGTACTACGAGCACGGAGACTATCTATGTGTTCCCTTGCAGTTTTGCCTTTAGTAGATGTTAACCATGTTTTATAATCTGCATCAATAGCTGCTTTAACTTCAGGACTAGCAGACTCATACATAGTTTTTTCTAGCACATGCCCCATCTCGTGAGATAGTATCTCTAAAGTATAAGAGAGTTTATTAGGGGTATAAGCTATAACATAGTCCCCGTTAGCTAGTTTTCTAGCAGACCCTTGTTCTAAATTCAACCCTTGATGTGAAGCGACAGTAGCAAAAGGGCCATGAAAGTCACTAGTTGCGGCATCCGCTAGAGTGGTAATGTATATACGTTCTGAAATCCCTAGCATCTTTTTCCATTCGTTTATTACCCCACGAATACTATCAGGTACTTGGTCAGAAAAAGCTGTAGTTTCCCCTGAGCTAAAGGGCCCATTAGGGTTAGCTTCATGTAAAGCAGTATCTGCAGATAGCCATTCTTTTTTAGCTTTTACTAATTCCGCTTTTTCTTCTACTGAAAACAACTCCCCTGTATACCGCTCTATATCAAGACTAGTTATAGAGGTGTCAGTAGCCCCCATAAATACAGGAGCCCCACTAACCACACTACTCCCTTTTACTAAAGCCGTATTACCTTTAACATAAACTATTGTGCCCCCTTTCATCTTAGCTGCATTTTGTGCCCACTGAGGAGGGTTTTCTACTTTAGGTTTAACTATTTCTTTTTTAACTTTAACCTCTTTAACTGCAGCTGCTTTCTTAGCTTTAGCTTCAGCTCTCTTCTTAGCCGCTATTTCTCTTTTCTCTTTAGCTACCTGTTCTGCTGCTGCATGTTCTGCTGCTATTCGGTCTGCCTCTACTTTAGCTGCAGCTTTCTCTTCTTTCTTCCTAGCAGCATTTTCTTTAGCTTGAGCTTTAGCTAAATCTTTAGTTTTCTTTAAGAGTGTTTGTGCTTCTTTTTCAGCAAGTAGCTCATGTACCCTAACATCTTGTTCACCTTGTTCTGATATAATATCTTCTGGGTGGCTCTCTCTTACGCCTTTTAATTCGGCAGTGATAGCAGCATCAAGTTTACGGGCGGCTATTACCTTAGCATTTAAGTCTGCTAATGTAGGTGCTGCTTTACCTGTTATAGTAGGTTTGTTTTGTGCTTGTTCATTAAGCCTACGTATTTCTCTTGCAACGGCCCTCTTCTCCTCAGCAAGTCTTTCAATTTCAGCTTTCTTAGCTTCTATATTTGCACGTAATACATCTGCTGCTTGCTGTCTTCTCTCAACCCCAGTTAAGCCTTTCTCTTTTATAGGAGTAGCTTTAGTTGTCTTAGCACCAAACACTGTGTGAGGTATTAGCTTTGTAGGGGTTACTGGAGTAGTTAGTGTAGTCTCCCTACCTGTTTGTAAGTCTGTGTTGACCGCTTGCATAAGCTCTGTAAGAGGGGCATCATTATCGTACTTTTTAAGCTGTGCCGCAGATATTAGTCCTTGGGCAACTAAGCTCTTCATAAAAGGCCGAGCAGCCCCTTTACTACCCCCCTCTGCTAGTACACTTGCACGTTCTAGTGCGCTGTCATAAGCTGTTACTTTAGCCTCATCTATTTGTATAGGTTCGGAGGATTTTACTTCTTTTACTACTGGCGCTTTTACTTCTTCTACTGGTGCTTTTACTTCTTCTTCTACTGGCGCAACTTCAGCTTTAACCTTCTTAACTTTCGGTGCTTTTACTTCTTCTACTGGCGCAACTTCAGCTTTAACCTTCTTAACTCTTGGTGCTTTTGCCGCAGGCGTAGTAGTAGTAGTAGGCTCTACTATAGGTGCTTTTACTTCTTCTATTACTGGTGCTTTTACTGGGGGGTTAACCCTGTTCATTAAATTAGTGTGTGCTAAATCAAAATACTCATTATTAGTAAAATCCCCACTACCTAAATTACCCTCTTCAAACCAATGTTCGTATAAAGCCTTTTTTTCTTTAGCAGAAAGTAAACCACTAAACATTTTATTAAACTGTTTTTTTACTCTAGGCATAGTTTTACTCTGCCCATACATAGCGTCTTCTTCTTGTGCTTGGTGATACCCTTCTTGTAAATTAACAACAGCATTAAATAACTGGTTAGACACCTCAGCAGATTTTAGTTCTCTATCTCGTGCTTGAGCTACTACTGGCGCTTTTACTTCTTCTACTGGTGCTTTTACTTCTACTACTGGTGCTTTTACTTCTTCTACTGGTGCTTGTTCTTCAGTTGATTGCTCTTGTTCAGGAAGTCTAGCACGTAGCTCTGCTAAGTTTTTTTCAAACTGAGCAGTTTTTTTAGTATTAAGCCCTGCATACTTAGATTCATTATAGGCTTCTTCAATATTATCTAACCCTTCTGCAGTATTGAAATCCTGATCTAGCATAGTCCTATGCAATTTACTTTCTTTACCTGACTTGCTATTAGTTCTTTTTACGCCCCATGAATCTATTATGCCGCTCTTAGCAAGCTCTATATTTTCTAACTCTATTGCTTTTTGCTTAGCTAAAGACTCTTCACCTTTTTTAGTTAGAGTCTCACCACTCTGGTCACTTGGAGCTACTATTGCACTCCCCCCACCTACTAAAGAACCTAACATACCGCCTTTAATAGCATCATTAGGTACCCCATCAAGTAATCCTTTAGGGTTATCTGTAGCAACGTTATTCCATATTCTTTCTACTGCTGACTGGGAGGCTTCTTCAACACCTTCACCTAACATAGAAGTAAGAACCCTTCTAATAGCACCTATATCTGCTTGTACAGGAGTCTCAAGCGCCCTTCTAAGACCTCCCACAAACAGTGTATCTGGGTCTATACCGCCTAACTTCTCAGTTAATATGCTACCGTACTTACTTAATACACCTGTTGTAACACCTGCACCTATTGCAGATAGCCCTTGTTTTAAATGTAGTTTTCCTTCAGGGTCAGCATTTCTATAGTCTTCAGCTGTTTGAGCTGCAGTTAACCCACCCTCAGCAGCACCCAATGCAGTTGATGCTCCTACGCCTAAACCTTTAAGCCCTGAAGCTACTGCACCTATACCCATCATAGCAGGGAGGGTTTTTAATACTTCACCGCCAACTGCATTAGGAGCAGTCATAAGGGTTTTAAGGTGATCGGCTACCCCCTCGGCATCTTGCCATACTTTTTGTTCTGCTTTATATTCAGGTGAATACCCCTCCTCTACCTTCTTCTGCATGTTATTAACATTAAGCCCGTGCTCAGAAAGATATTTTCCAGACTCTCCTCCAGAAACTAGATCACTAAGCCCAATCGCTGCTTTTGGAATTTCTAAAACCCCCTGTCCTACAGCTTTACCTGTATCCCCAAACCCTAGTATAGATTCACCTACACCTTGTATAAACTTACCGGGGCCATACTTAGCTTTGTAGTTTAGAGTATCTTGTTGTTCTTGAGTAAGAGCTTTATCCCCTTGCGGTTGTGTCTCTACAGGCTGGGCAGACTGCACCTTTACAGGTTCAGGCGTAAGCCCATCTTTTGCCATTCTGTCTTCATACTCTGCTCTAAACATACTAGCTTCTTCTGGAGTATAGCTAAGTTCAGATTTAGCACTAGAGGCTGAAGCTTCTTGAGGTTGTGGCTCTACTCCTTTAGCTTTCATCTTACCTTCATACTCAGCCCTGAACATACGAGCTTCTTCTGGGGTATAGCCTACGTCTTCTTGTTCGTTCTTAATACCTAACTGCTTATTAAACTTTTCTATGTAGTGTTCAGTTTCTTTATAAGGAGGGATACCATTGTGTTTATCTACCGCACCCGCACCTGCATTATAAGCAGCAGCAGTTAAATCTAAGTCCCCTGAGTATTTATTAAATAAGGCTTGTAGTAAATCTACCCCTACGCGGTCAAACTCTGCTACAGAGTTATTTTTTGCAGGTGTAATCCCATACCCCGGCTTATAGGCTGTAGCAGGCATGACCTGCATTGAACCCCTAGCTCCTTTACTAGAGACTGCATTTTGTTTACCTGCTGACTCAATATACCTAATAGCGTCAACTGCTTCTGGGGGAATAGTATACTTAGCCACTATTGAACCCTCCCAGTAACTTCTTCCTCTTCCTCTTCCTCTTCAGGGGGGGTAAGCCCGTGATCCTTATAATATTGCAGCCGCTTGCTATTTAATATTTGTTGGGGTGTTTGTGTTGCAGCAGGTTTAGCAGGTTTAGCAGGTTTAGCTGCTGACTCCTCAGCTGTTTCATAAGCAAACCCCTCTTTATCTGCCATGCGCTTTACCGCCTGTATCGCTACGTTATACGCCTTACTATATTGTAGTTTTTGTTCGGGAGTACCTTCATTGGGAAAGGGAGTACTCAACAATTTCTGTGCGTCTGCTAGTGTCTTACGCTCTGCCTCAGACCTCTTAGCATTACTATTTGATAAAGTTGTAGCTAGATCAGAAGCAGATGCAATCTGAGCTTTTGTGATCTCTGTAAGATTACCTTGGGTTGCAATTCTTTCTTTTGATTGGGTGTCAGTATCTTGTAAATTTTGTTTAGCCCCAATATCCTGAGCTTGCATAGATGCACCCATACCATACTTAATAAACATATCGGTGTTATGTTGCGCAATATCTGCAGCTCGTTCTCTTCGGCGAGTACCTTCTTTAGTGTCCCCTTTCTGCTCAGCTAACTCAGACAACCGAAGTTCTGCTATGGACTGATTGACCGTTTTCATCATAGCCTTTTGGTCTTTTTTGTCTGCCTCTAAAGAAGGAATAATATCCTTCATAGCTTTCATACCTGCTACTAGAGGTTCCCCCGCTGTTGTACCCCAGTTAGAAAAGAACTCTGCTGCACGGAACCCAAACTGCCGTCTTTTTTCATCAGGAGCATTAGCCCTTTCATCCATTAACTCTTTCATTCGTGTTGCTCTAATTTCAGCAGCTTCGGCATCAGTACCTTTATTTTCTTCTTTATTTTGCGCAGCATAGTCTACAGGAGCTGTTTTTTGCCCTGCAGTGACATCTGTTAAAAACTTAAGGGGGGTAACATCTGCATCTGTGTTAATGGGCCCTATACCTGCTTCTTTAGAAGGCAGCGGTTGAAAAGTCCCTGCTGGAGGCACTGGTAGCGGAGCAATAACTGGCACAGTTTCAGCACTCGCAATACCTCCTTGAGAACCTGCTTTACTAACTGCTAATTTTTGTTCCGCTACCGCATCTGCAGCAGCTTGCTTCCTCTCCTCTTTTTCTTTCTGTTTAGGGCTGTAAGACACATGGCTACCGTTTTCTCCAGAAAAAGCAACAATCCCACCCTTAGCGTAATTAGACCGCATAACCTCTTTAGCAATCTTGGTCATTTCAGGGCTTTCGTTTGCCTTGATAATTGATATTAAGCGGGGGTTGTCTAAGTCTTCTAACTTATTACGCATACTCTCTTCAACATCACCGCCAACCTTGTAGCCAACGACACCACCATTAGCGTAACCACGATCTTCAATCACACCACCATTAGCCTTTAATGCTCCGTATAGGGAACCAACTGTACCAAGTGCGCCTATTGCTTGATTTACCCCACTTGCTTGCGCATTTCGAGTTTCTTGCGCCCGTCCGCCTGTACTTACACCATGTAATATATCGGACATGATACCCAACTTGTTTAACTCATTAGACTCTCTATTTGCATAATCAAGCATACCTTGATCCAATATTGATTGCTCTCTGGAACGTGCTTGACCGCCTATATCGGCTTGTGTGTTAATAATACTTTGTTGTGCGGCTAGCTCTTGAGCACCAAGATTACCCAGTGCAGTACCTGCACTGACACCACCCATGTAGCCAGCTTGAGCGCCTTGGACACCTTGAAGTGCTGTGTTAATACCTGCAAGGTTTTGTTGGTTACCTTGAAGAGCTTGAGCATTACCCGCAAGTGCTTGTTGATTACCTTGTAACACCATGTTAGAAGCAGCGGTTTGTGCACCAACACCCTGAATAGCAGCTTGTTGTCCTTGAATACCTGTTTGAGCACCTTGTAACACCATGTTAGAAGCTGCGGTTTGTGCGCCAACACCCTGAATACCTGCTTGTGCGCCTTGAATACCCGCTTGAGATGCATTAACACCTGCGCCAAGACCTTGTATGCCCAAGTTAGCACCAAATTGTTGTTGGCCTCGACCTTCAGTAAAAGCGTCTTGTAACCCTTTTGCTTGAATACCGCTTATTTCTGTGTTTCTATTGCGCTCATTCTCAGCAGCCATAAGAGCTTCACGGCTTCCACCAAACGCATTGGCTTTAGTGGCCTGACCCATTTGTTGAGCACCAGTAATATCGTACTGCCTGTTAGTCGCACCGATTTGTTGGTTAACTACGTTTTGCATATAAGGGGACATATACGCAGCACTTGTTCCGGGATCAGTTATTTGCTTAGCAAAATTGGCTTGAGCATTATAGCCTTGTCCAGCCATACCTGCAGCCGATGAGCCAAATCTTGCTCCTTGTGCGCCATACTGCCCAGCTTGATTTATTTGGGCACCACCTTGAGTAGCAGCATTAGCAGCCCCCTGCGCCCCAATATTAGATGCGTTTGAACCATACTGCCCAGCTTGATCTATTTGGGCACCACCTTGAGTAGCAGCATTAGCAGCCCCCTGCGCCCCAATATTAGCACCTTGCGCGCCAATAGCTTGTCCTTGCGCGCCAATAGCGGCACCTTGCGCGCCATACCCTAGCGCTGTTTCCCCGGTCCGAAATAGGTTTTGACCCGAATCAGTAGTTAATACTTGTGCGTTATGAAAATCTTCATTGGTAGTTAAGTTTTGTGCTGAGTTATATGCTTGTACTTGCATGGGACTCCACCCAGCAACACCTTTAGAGGGATCGTAGCTTCCCGCTATTTCTTTACCATTAGCATCGTACTTTGAACCGTAGGGGTTATACGCCTTTACACCCGTAACTTCGTTTGTAGGTTCTCCTGTTTCAGGGTCTATCGCATAGTCGTATAAGGATTTTTCAATTCCTTTTAACATCGTATCGTAGTATGGCTTTAACTCTTCAGGTATGGTTGCTTGAGTTACTGTGGATGTTGATTGCCCACTGTCTTTATAAAACTTAGGGCCTTGTATAAGGTATAAAAATGTTTTGCGAAGACTACTTACTTTAAAGATCATACATTTAACTCCATAACAATATGTGCGGGGGTGTACCCTAATTTTTGTTTCCATAGCCTAGCTACAGATTCTTTAGCGTACCCTTGAATTTTTGTACCACCCATTGCGCGAACCCAGTTCACAAACTCTTGGTGGGCTTCTTTTGAAGAAATAAGTTTCCCCCCTATTGCAACCACAAGTGCTATCCTTGAGTGCGGAGAATTTATCCAGCGTAAACTTATAGCCCCGTGAATTACACCCTCATCGTCACTAACTACAACAAGGGTATATTCGCCCCTAATAATATAGTCTTTTATGTTGTCAATAGAATACTGCTCACCTAAAGAGCTATTTTCAAACACAGCTTCAAACCAAGGTTTAACCAACGGCCAAACATGGTGTATGTGTTTAGGGTCTACGTGCTGGACTTTCAGTTTCATGCTGGAAGGTTTTTAGTAGCTTTAGAATCTACCGCAATCTTACCTTTACCTGTGGTTTTACTTCTACGTGCTTGAACCCTATCTACCATTACTTGCAGTGCTTTCGCCCCTGCTTCAGTAGAGCCATTACCTAACTCAGAAACAATACGGCTAGGGATAACAAATTCCCCATCCGCTAGTCTTGCGGGTTGCTTACCACTATCGCCTATCTGAGCTGGAATATCATCAGATACACCGTCACCCGGCCCTCTAGTTAAACCTGCAATACCCCCATGTGAATAGCCACCCAAGTTATCTTGCATGATCCCGCCATTAGCCGCTGCTTGTACAGGTTGAGCAGGTGCACTTACAGCTTGAGCAGGGCTTTGTGGCATTTGACCTTGTGGCATTTGTGAGGCTAACTGTTGAGCTTGTTGAGCATAATACTCTTGAACTTTTTGTGAAGCTAACGCTCTAACTTGATCCGCAAACGAAGCTTGCCCACCTACATTAATAGCACCGCCATCGGCATAAAACTTGGGTTGTTGCATTTGCGGTTGTTGCATTTGCGGCTGTGGCATGGGTGTAGGAGGAACAATACCTTGCTGCACTTGTGGCTGTTGGGCTTGCTGCACTTGAGCTTGTTGCTGGTCATAAGTTTGTTGCCCAATTTGAGCAGCCTGTACCCCCATACTAGCAAAAGGGTTCATCTTAACATCTTGTGCTGGAACCGCTTGTTGTGAGACTATATCTCCACCTTCAGCATAGTATCTTGTAGGCGCAGGATAGTATCTTGTAGGCGCAGGGTGATAAGGCTTATAGTCTTTGGACATTGTTGCCCCCCGACGCATCTTGAATTTGGGCTTTTCCTCGGGTTCAATGTAATCACCAGCGTCCGCACCTTCTATAAGACCGCCAATTAGACCTGAAGCTGCTCGCATTGGCTCGGCCTTAACCGCACTCATACCGCCTTTAAAAGCATCACTAGCTAAGTCCAGTCTGTCAGACATTGCGACAGGGGCGGCTGGAGGTGCAACATTTGCTACAGTACCTGTACCCGGTGCCATAGGGCTATACTTTATTTCTGGGGGTGTAAATTCTATATTATTTCCAATAGGAATATCTGGAGACAGTTTAGTTGTTGTTGCCGATGCACTATCAATTTTAGGATTAGTAGTTCCCTCTGTAGAAACTGCAACATCAGCTTTACCCATACCACCTAGACCTCCAGCAACAGCACCTATACCACCACCCATTAAAGCAGCTTCACCAGCGTCCCGACCTGTGGCACCAGCACCAGCAGCAGAACCAGCAGCGCCAGCTACCCCCCCGGTAACTATACCACTACCAACAGGCCCAAGGCCTGCGGTTGCGCCACTTAAACCGGGAGCAATACCTCCAGAAACAGCGCCAGAAACAGCGCCAGATAATGCACCTTCACCAGCATCACCGCCCGTTATACCTGCGCCCGCAGCACCTATTCCCGCGCCTAACGCAGCGCCAGTGGCGGCACCAGCAGCAACGCCCCCGACAGCCGCGCCAACACTCCCAGCCGCAATAGCCCCTGTGACACCTGTTGTAATCGCCCCTGCCGATATTGCAGACACCGCTGCTGTTGATGCTGCTGCTACGATAAAACTCATAATATTTCTCCTAACAGCAGTTGCTGTTCATATTCTTCAAAGGTTGCAGAGACTAGCTCATCTTCTATGGCTTCAATCTCTGTATTGTCTGTTCTGTGTACGGTAATAAACACTACGTCTGTTTCTGCATAACCAAGGCGTTTAACGCCCGGTTGGTCTACCATTATGTGACCTTCAGATATAACGTAAGATTCAGTGCCGTTAGTAATTCGGATAGTGCCTTTGGCTATGATAGCGATACTTTCAAAGTTGTGTATCTTCCCTGTTAATAGAGTACCTGCAGGTATAAACATGCTACGCGCGTAAACACCGTTAATATGATAATGCTGAACAGGGCACTCGACTTGCACCTCTTTAATAATCAGGTCTTCTATGCGCAGTATCTCAGGCATACACCCTATGGATGCTAAGTTACTCATCTTTTAGTGCCATTAACTTCACCTGCTTGACGATAATTAATTGTAACTTCTTCACCAGAGGTGATATTGTGTAACGCTTCCATACGTAAGTCCCCAATCTTATCAAGGACAAATAATGCATTGGGTGTAGGGGAGTGGTTAGTGTATCGACCGGCTAAGACCCTATCTCCGTCTATCCTTACCATCGCTAAGTAGCCACCAGCTTCAACATCTTGTATAGCAAACATCCCTTTACCTTCAATAGCAGACTCTTTAAGTTCTACTTTACACATATTATCTTCGTTATCTAGTGTCCTCAAAGCAAGGAGAGTATCTACAAATTCTTGGGTAAAATTATATTCATCTAGAAAGTCAACATAGTCTGCGCGTATTGATTTTATTGAGTATATCACGAGGGTAGGGCAGAGACAAACGTAACTGTTATAATGACAGCGGGTGCGCGCGGATGAATAGGTGCAACTACTGACGCAGGTACTGTGGATAGAGAAACGGCGGCATCATCAGATAGCCATATAAGTTCAATATAGTCCCCAGCCTCTACATGTAAAAGATAGTTGATAGCCAAAATAGTTTCAGAATTAACCGATCCCCGCTTAACTGGCAACTGAGCGGCAGAGTTAGAATCAGGCACGTCCACCCCATTCTGTCTTATCCACACTTCTAGGGGATGAATCTGAGCTGCGCTATTAGTAACTTGAACACTAAACTGATAGTTATACACCCCTGCATTTGTTATATAAACCCTAGAGGTTGGTGTACCGATATACACTTCGCTTGAGTTAGTATTTACACCGTTAAGTAGTACCGTTGTTGGTACATTGGGCACTGCCGCTACGGTAGATGTATCTATAAAAGAACCATAAGGCGCACTAAAACTAGTAAGCCCTACCACCCCAACTAACGCTGAAGTAAAGTTATCTAGCTGATTAAAGTACAGCCGTAAGATATTGTTTAAGTAATCTTGGTAGCCCTTACCATAACCTGCTGGGGCAATAGTAAGGTTGGGTGCTTTAGGCGGTAGCAGCTTATTTATGTTAGCCATATCTAGCGTTTTCCGTCAGATTTGAGGTCAATTCTAGGTTTACCTAACTGCCAAGCAACACCCAATGCATCAGACTCTATTCTAAAGCTCATCTGTCTACCACGTAGTCTAGTGTAAACCTGCCCTGTAAATGTCTGGACAATATACACACTTGAGTTGGGTGGGTAAGGTAGAGCATAGTTATCAGCACTAGTTACTATTGGAGCATCTGCACTACCATAGGGCGCACCTGCGTTTTCTCTAGGCACAACAGTCATAGTTACGTATGGGTTATTGACATCAGAGCCATTAAAGTTTATATCAGGCAATATGCGCCACACAAAACCAAAGTTCTGCCCGTCTTCAATATCAAAGTCAGATGATTGCACGTAAGCTGCAATAGGTACGGGGGTTAAACCAGACACATCATCTACAGATGCCTCATGATATAACAACCTATGATCGTAATTAGCAGCAATAGGGTATTGACGTATACCTGAGTCTAACCACGCAGTTCTGCTCATATTGCCCGAATACCAGACTTGATCTAAGTAGTTAAAGATAACATAGCGGTCAATTACAGACGTATCTTCAGAGCAGTAAAACCACCATATTTCATTGTACCCACTGTTAGAACCTGAGAATACTTGAAAGGATTGGTCGACATTTAAATCTTCAAACACGTACTGCCATAAGGTGCAGGGTAACGTGTGCACACTACCGTCATAGTAGTAAAACTTATCTATACCCATCCAGTAAGTAGCATTGTTTACTGTAGTAACCGCATTAGGCGAAATTATGGATATGTTATCCATTAACACCTGAAAACTAAATACGTAGGGTGGGCCTAAATACTGCATGGAGTATAGAGCTGCATCAGTCCATATTAAATTTTCTTGCCGTGTTACTTGGGAGGCCACAATGTAAGAGCCGTGTGTAAGCCTAAACTCACCTGACTGATTTGTTATAGAGGGTACCCATTGATACTGATTATTTTGATCTGACCAACGCACAAGCATAGGGTCAAATGTACTGGCAGGTGTTCCAGAAATATAAGGGTTAGCACCAAAAGCAATTACAAACCTTTGTATAGAAGATGCCATAATTTGATTGGTTGTCGTAGGCACATACGTTCCGTCATACCCAGCAGCTGTTGCTAAAGAAGCAAGGGTTTGTGCCCTAGTAGTTACACCACCAGAATCAGGCCAGTAATAAATACCTCCACCACGAGGCGCTATTATAAGGTCTTGCCCGTAGTTGTCATTACTCCATAGGCGTAACTGTGTTCCAACAGTATTAATAACACCTGTTCCCCAGCCTCCACGACCCCAGCCTCCAGCACCCCAACCTACGCCAGAACTGTAAACATCAAGCCCTGTGGTAATTTGAAACGCTGCGGATATTGCAACGCCACCCCCAGCAGCCACTGTTGATGTTGCTAGGGTAGGGACGGTTATTGTAAATGTATTGGCTGTTAAATATGTTATTTGATATTCGGCATTTAAAGTAGGGGCAGTAATACCACCAACAGCCACAGCACCTGAGAAGGTGACAAAGTCATTTTGTATTGCACCATGCGCAACGATAGTTACCGTGACTACATTTGAGTTTATTAAAGTTGCAAAGCAGTTATTAGTGGCGGGGGCTACGAGTGTGGTTCTGATAGGGGTAATGTCATAATAAAGGCCACCCTTTTCAATATAGTATTTTAACTCAGTGCCTAAACTTACATAGTTAGTCCCGTCTAAATCTATCCAGTTCCACATGGCTCTAACTAAACCTAAGAAAGTACTGTTAGATAACCGCACCCAACCCCCTATCTTTTCAGGGTTTCCTGATCGAAAGCGTATCTTATCCCCATCGTAATACCCGCCTTCATTACCATAATTGGTACTTTCGCGGTTAATCCCCGGTGTTAGTATTAACTTCTTTAAAGCCATACAATGTACTCCTACCCTAAGTCGCCAGTCAATGTGAATGGGTTGGCATATATTGTTACATTCTGTGTAGGCGCAAGCATAGGTGCTCCACATGACCCACACACATCAGAGCTAACATCTTCATCTGACAAACTAACATCACATATACTGCAGAACAACTCAATTAAGTGTGTATTATCTATTGCGCTCATGATTTTTGAATGTAGGCTAATGCAAAGTAAGGGGGTAGGTTAGCGCCTGTACCAGAAGAACCTGCAGAGTTAACCGTAATACCTGTTGTAACTGATCCTGTTGTAGCGGACGTTTGTGTTGCTAAGGCAGTGTCTCCACCAGCCGTTACCGTTGTTGTGGTCGATGCCGTGTTATAAGAATGAACATGCCCTCCATCAACAAGCGTATGGGTGTGATCTACAACAATAGCGTTGGCTGTCCCACCTATAGCCTCAAAAGCATACGTACTACCAGCACCTATAACAAAACGGTCTTGTAAATTTGGTGTCCCGTTAAGCCCATTGCATAAGAGCCACCCTGCGGGAATAGTAGCAATAGAACCGGACCACATGATAATGCCGCCTGATGGAAAAAACGTGCCTATGATAAAACCAGAAGCCCCATTAACAGTTAAAACACCTGCGTTACTAACACTAACATCGCCAGTTCCACCTGAAAGAGTAATGCCTGACCCACCCGCAATAGTCCTAACACCTGCGTTAGTGACGGTAGCGACAGTACCAACTGTGTTTACAGAGATACCTGAACCAGCAGCTACGCTTATTTCATTAAGCACTACAGTAAAGTTAGTTCCGTCACAGTATACAATTTGGTTAGTACCAAAGGCTACACTTGCAGAAGTACCTGAAGCAGCTCTGATATTAATAGCGTAGCCCCCGATAGTATTATTCTCTACGATATATATTTTTTTAACTAGGGGGGCGATAATGTCTCTAATAGCCCCATTGGTGCCAGTAACAACTAAAACAGCTTGTCTGGCCTCATCTGTTGCGCCATTAAGATTAGTTAGTGTGTAGTTAGCATTGGTCATAACTATTGAAACAGTACCAACAATAGACTGTTCTAACAGCGTACCTAAGTTTGAGTTAGTCGTTGTGTTCCATGATCCGATCTGTTCACCAGCGCCTATAAGTTCTAAGCGTAGTGAGGGGGAAAAAGTACTAGGCATAAGAGTCCTTGTTTAAAGTTTATACGTACCAGTTAGGGAGTTGCGCTACATCAACATCAACCCATGTGTTTGGTGTTAGTACGCTGTGTGTTGATTGGGTAATGCTAGAGAGGGGTATTCCAGAAAAAGATGCCCCACCAAACATGGGGCCTTCGTCAACTACAAAAACGCCTGAAGTAGTTGTGATAATATCAATCCAAGCATTAACCTGAGTGGTATTACCGTTAACAATACCCAAATAAAGCGTTGCAGATAGCCCTGTTGGAGAAAAACTTGCGCCTGCATTTACTGTTTCGCTACCCAAGTAAGTTTGAGCGCCCGTACCTACAACTGGAGCATCTACATCACCAATTACAGATACCGACCCAAGATACCCTGTTGCGGAGATGCCACTAACACCAACAAGCGTAACGCCTGTGATTGACGCTAGTGGAAATTCTGAGAACGGATCAAAACCAAGCATGTGTGTGCCCTTTTAACTTAGGTATAGTTTTTGTTCGGCCTTGCGTCTACGTGATAATCCTGCAGAGACAGTACCCATAGCTTTGTTCCATCTTAAGAATTGTGCGCTAGTTTCTTCATTGGGCGCGCCCTTATTTATTTCTTTAACCAAGGTAGATGATGCAAAGTTTCCTTGACCTATGTTATAACACAAACAGACGCAAGCATCAAATTGATTCTGTGTCAAGGGAACATTAATTGCTTTATCCACAGTCTGTTCGTATTTATGCAGGGTATCATGGAATAGTTCTAAGGCTGTTGCTTCAGATATGGACACATCACACAGCTTTACTTTCCTACCATCAGCATATAATGTAGAGCCAAACCCTATGGTTGGGACCCCCGCACTGCAAAGATAAGGGGCTTTTCTAAACCCTTCAAACTCTTTAATTAACGCAATACCCGCATCACCTATTTTCATTTAATCATAGCCTTTATAAATTGGCTGCACAACACAGCATACGCACTTATTTCATCGGCTCTGTAGGCTTCTGACTTGAGAAATTCTGTAAGTTCTGCTGAAAGCGCCCCATCTGTTTCGGAGGTGTTAATAGTGGCGCTGGTATTGCTATTGGTGCAATTACTACTTTTCCGATGGGTGTCGTACATGCGCTTAGACTTAAAAGCATTGCGCTGGTCAGTAATAGTTTTAAGAGCTGTAGCATTTGCATCTTCCAGTTGTGTATTAACTTTGTTAGCTTGTTCTGCTAAGTTAGCATATTGTATTTCTGCTTCTCTATTTTGAGCAGCTATGCCGTCTGACATACGTTGAATTTTATTATGGCTTATGGCAGTAGCTACGCCAAACCCAGTAGTAAAACCAACTAAGAGTAACCCGACCCATATATAAGGCATTAGTCTTTCACCATTAAACCTAAGCCACCAGCAACACCGCCAGCAAGCAGTAATAGTTGATCTATAGATTTGTCTTGGTAGAGTAAAACAGCACCCACAAGAGCCGTAACTACCCAAATTAAACCACGTTGTGTAGATGCTTGACCCCAGTGGATGCCTAGTTTCATTCTTTTATAACCTTCATTTTCATCATAGTGTGGACGGCTACGTTATTTGCTTCACGCATTAAACGTCTGAATATAAAGTCTTCATCTTGGGTAATCGTACCATCAGCCATCTTGGCTTTCATTCTAGCAACCATCTCTGCATAAAAGGCATCGTATTCAAAGTCATACCATTCCATCTCAAAGTTTACATTATACTTTAAGCCCATACCTGAGCTAGAGCCGTAAGCTTCGATATGCTCTTTGTTAGTTTTTTGGCAGAACATAAACATACCACCCACAGTGATAGGTCTTTTATGCGTAGGGTCTGAATAGTAGTTATCATGAAAGTGGTGCGGTACAACAATATCTAAAATAGCACCGTGTTTACATACGCGGTAAATCTCTTGCATCAAAGGAATAAACCCTTGACCAATGTGTTCTAAGATATGATGCGCTCTAACTTCACTTACTGAGTTATCTTCAAAAGGAAGTATTGCAGCTTCAATATCTACAAGGTAATCTGGTTCTACAAGTACATCGTCATCAACATTTACAAAGCCTTCAATTCGCTTATAACCCGATCCGAGATTGACTTTCATTTAAGTATTTCCATTATTATGTTTAGCTCCTCTTGGAGCGTTAGGCCTGTTGGGATAATAATATCCGCATTCTTTGGAGCAACAAATACTCTGTTAGTATCTGCGTATCTGCTTTCTTTTATTCTATCCACCCAAATGATGAACGCACTACCAAACGCAGCTCTTGTTTCATCAGTCGGGCATATAAAATCTGCAATCACGTTGTGACCAGCAGCAACCACTGTATCACATAAATACCCCATGCGGGTCGCTTGCTCTAACCGATCTTCGGCACTAAAGCCTAAATCCTTATTAACGTGCTGCCTTATCGCGTCTGCATTAAAGTGTACAGCATTGAGCTTACGGGCTAACGCCTTAGCAAGAGTTGTTTTACCAGACCCCGCAAGCCCCATAATAAGGATTTTCATATTACATTAAAACGTCTAATTCGTCATGCGTAGTTGCCGCTTCAATCAATGCTACTCTAGGAGCAACAGCAGCTTGGGCATCAGCAACAGCTTGTGGATCATACTTTAAAGGATCACGAGCTTGTTCTTGAATAACTTGTTGGAAAGCAAATGAGGCATTAGAGATCATACCTGACTTACGTTCTTCTACGGTAATATCAAAAGTATCGTACACGATTTCTACTGGTGTTTTAGTAATATCAAAAACGTGTGCTGTGTAACCTTGACGGTGTGGGATAATGGTAGGTCTTACTTCAATAGCATCTTTCCAGCCATCTTCATTAGCGGGTGGTAGAGTGTCCCAGACATCTGTGACTTCGTTGTTTTGTATTCTTACATGTAATGACATTTTGTTTCCTTTTGTTTGTGTGTGAATTATGCTGATATGGCTAATGTGCTTTGACGGCCTCCAGCTACCTTAGACCAAGTGGTTAATGAACCTACTTGTTTAGGGCTTGAGTAGTTAGTTATATTACCTAGACCTAACTGACCTTGAGCATTATATCCCCAAGACCAAAGTATATTATCGGTTTTAGTGGCTATGGTGTGGTAGGACCCTGCAGTGATGTTAAGCCAAGTGGTTAAACTACCCACTTGTTTAGGGCTTGAGTATCTGGTTGTAACACCTAGTCCTAACTGACCTTGAGCATTATATCCCCAAGACCATAATGTACCATCAGTTTTAGTGGCTAAGTTGTGGTAAACCCCTGCAGTGATCTTAAGCCATGTGGTTAATGAACCTACTTGTTTAGGGCTTGAGTAGTAAGTGGTATTACCTAAACCTAACTGACCATAATAATTATATCCCCAAGACCATAGCGTACCATCGGTTTTAGTGGCTATGGTGTGCGCTTGTCCTCCAGATACAATATACCAAGTAGTCAATGAACCAACTTGTTTAGGGCTTGAGTAGCCAGTTATATTACCTAAACCTAACTGACCTTGAGCATTTCTTCCCCAAGACCATAGCGTACCATCTGTTTTAGTGGCTATGGTGTGGAAGGACCCTGCAGTGATGTTAAGCCAAGTAGTTAGTGAACCTACTTGTTTAGGGCTTGAGTAGTTGGTAATATTACCTAGACCTAATTGACCATAAGGATTATATCCCCAAGACCATAGCGTACCATCGGTTTTAGTGGCTATGGTGTGGTAGAACCCTGCAGTGATGTTAGACCAAGTGGTTAAACTACCCACTTGTTTAGGGCTTGAGTAGTAAGTTCTATTACCTAAACCTAACTGACCATAATAATTATTTCCCCAAGACCATAGCGTACCATCGGTTTTAGTGGCTAAGGTGTGGTAGCCCCCTGCAGTGATTTTAAGCCATGTGGTTAAACTGCCAACTTGTTTAGGGCTTGAGTAGTTGGTAATATTACCTAGACCTAACTGACCATTAGTGTTTAGTCCCCAACTGTATAATCCACCAAAAGGAGCTAAATTACCAGCAGTAGGCCACTGACCTTGTTTGATCCAATACCCTGCTTGCTCCATTGTCCATATACCCGAAGCTGTACTTGATTGGTATGGGCCACTTGGTGTTACTGGGTTTACAGCAGTTATTACGCCCGCAGGGTATTTCGTTGACATATTTAGCCTTCTAGTCGTTCTTTGATCTTGTTAAATGGGGTTTCCCATGACCCAAACTCGGTCTGGCGAAATAAAGTCATACTATCATAATAAGGTGTTTTCTCACCATCAAGTGCGTACAGGTAATAGCCCATAATAGGCAGGATAACCCAAGTAGGAATCCCCATAGCCGCTGATAAATGGCTTACCGAAGTACAACTACTTATTACTAAATCACAGCTCGCGATTGCTCTTTGAGTGTCTGTCCAACTATCTAATGGAACATTCTTAACCCATAGCGGAGCATCGCCAGCACCTTCGTCTTTTTGTAAGCTGATAAACTCATACTCTACAGAGGCATCTTTTACAGCCATAAACATCAGCTCGTAAGGAAACTTCTTGTTGTGATCTTCTTCGTACTTAGAGCTACCCTGCCACCTTAAGCCAATACGTTTCTTGTTACCTGCAATTACAGTAGGTCTATCTATATAGGGCTTACCTGAGATGTCATCCATTGTATACCCAAGTGGATAAGGCACTACCATAGCGTAAGTCCAGAAATCATGAAAGATGCCAAACTCTGCACCATGCTGAATAACAGCAGACACGCCCTCTATAGTAGAGAACAACTGAGCAAGCATACCTGTACAGGCTACAACCACTTTATTACCACGAGCCACTAAGTCTTTAGCATATCTTACTTGGTGTATCTGATCGCCTAGACCATGATCGCAGTATAATAAAATAGTACCCTTAGCTTTGCCGTCCCACTCTGGCATCGGTGTGTCAGGTCTTTTAGAGCCTATAATACCACAGTACCGACCCCTATCCATTTGAGCGTAACCGTTTGCAATATCACCCTGTTTTAGTAAGTACCAGCTACGATTGTACGCAGCTCTGTGATCTGTAGGGCGTTCTTCGTTAAGCTTTTCTGATAATCTCCAGCCCTCTACAAAGTCACCAATCTTACCTGATGCAACCTGTAAATCTAAATCATCCAATTCAGGCATGGTGCGAGCATTGTCATTCCAGAACTCAGGCTGACAAAACTGATTATAGTGGTGTTTTAATACGTCTTTAGCATCATCGTTGTGTTGCTTTTCTAACTTAGTTTTAACATCGTGCATACCTGCATAACCATGCAAGTTTTCATCATCTTCCGATACAGTAGAACCGTCTATTGCATTGAAGTCATAAGCGAATGGAGCAAGACCTAAGAACTCATGCACTCTTTCTAGTTGACCTTTAGGATCAGCAAGAAGATTATCGTACTCAACGAACAGCATAGATTCAGGATCGTACTCAAACCCAGACTGTAACGATTGGTATGCGGCTTTTAAATGATCGGCTAATTGACCTGAGTAAATAAACTCATCAAGGTTTTCTGGTTTAGCAACTCTAACAAAAGAAGCCATACAATCAGGCACTGAACGAACTGTCGCAATCACTTTACAAGGACGATCTAAAACCTGAGTCATAGCCGCCATGATTTGTGGTATAGGCCAACCGCGTGATTTATCTATGATGACAGGCTTATCAGTGTCTTCGTAAAAGGCATCAATCATGCCACGCATAGTTTGTGCTAACTTGGTTCTCTTAGGATCATTCTCATTTAAAAGACCAGCCGAATGCCAAGTATTTGCCAAACCATCAAGTGCATGAACTAACCCTGATGTAGTAGAAACATGAGTCTCTGGGTTTTGATTAAGAATAGCTGCTAATACTGTACTTCCGCTACGAGGTATGCCTGATAAAAAATGTAAAGTCTTGTTCATAAGTTTTATAAGTTTAGGGTTTGGGTTTTATGGGTGCAGTATATATCATAGCTTTTAGGGTTTGGGTTTTATGAGATTGCTATAGCTATGGTGTTGTAGCCCATTGCAGCGATTTTAAGCCATGTGGTTAATGAACCTACTTGTTTAGGGCTTGAGTAGAAAGTTGTATTACCTAGCCCTAACTGACCTTGAGGATTATATCCCCAAGACCATAACGTACCATCAGTCTTGGTGGCTATGGTGTGGGTGTTTCCAGCCCCCAAAGCGTTCCAAGTAGTTAATGAACCTACTTGTTTAGGGCTTGAGTAGTTGGTAATATTACCTAGACCTAATTGACCATTAGTGTTTAGTCCCCAAGACCATAATGTACCATCAGTCTTGGTGGCTATGGTGTGGTAGAACCCTGCAGTGATCTTAGACCAAGTAGTTAGTGAACCAACTTGTTTAGGGCTTGAGTAGTTGGTAATATTACCTAGACCTAATTGACCCTTATCGTTAGCACCCCAAGACCATAATGTACCATCAGTCTTGGTGGCTATGGTGTGGTAAACCCCTGCAGTGATCTTAGACCAAGTGGTTAGTGAACCTACTTGTTTAGGGCTTGAGTATTTGGTTATATTACCTAGACCTAATTGACCATAAGGATTATATCCCCAAGACCATAATGTACCATCGGTTTTAGTGGCTATGGTTTGGTAGAACCCTGCAGTGATGTTAAGCCAAGTGGTTAAACTGCCAACTTGTTTAGGGCTTGAGTAGTTGGTAATATTACCTAGACCTAACTGACCTTGAGTATTTTGCCCCCAAGACCATAATGTACCATCTGTTTTAGTGGCTATGGTGTGGAAGAACCCTGCAGTGGTGTTAGACCAAGTGGTTAATGAACCTACTTGTTTAGGGCTTGAGTAGAAAGTTATATTACCTAGACCTAATTGACCAAAGGGATTATATCCCCAAGACCATAATGTACCATCGGTTTTAGTGGCTATGGTTTGGTAATATCCTGCAGTGATCTTAGACCAAGTGGTTAAACTACCCACTTGTTTAGGGCTTGAGTAGTACGTTCTATTACCTAGACCTAACTGACCCTGAGAGTTACTCCCCCACGCATAAAGAAAAGGTAACCCTGTCCAAGTCCCCGCTGCGACTGCTTGCATTTGTGCTTGTTTTGTCCACATCCCTGAGTATTGGACGTATGGATATGTTGCCATTGTATTTCTCCTTTATCCTAGGGCTATTGTAAATTCATTACCTGTCGCAACAGTAAGCCAAGTAGTTAAACTACCTACCTGTTTAGGGCTTGAGTAGTGGGTAATATTACCTAGACCTAATTGACCAGAGTTATTTTGACCCCAAGACCATAGCGTACCATCGGTTTTAGTGGCTAGGGTGTGGTAGACCCCTGCAGTGATGTTAAGCCAAGTGGTTAAACTGCCAACTTGTTTAGGACTTGAGTAGTTAGTTATATTACCTAGACCTAACTGACCGAAATTATTATTCCCCCAAGACCATAGCGTACCATCGGTTTTAGTGGCTATGGTGTGGTAGCCCCCTGCAGTGATTTTAAGCCAAGTTGTTAAACTGCCAACTTGTTTAGGGCTTGAGTATTTGGTTATATTACCTAGACCTAATTGACCATAATTATTATATCCCCAAGACCAAAGTGTACCATCTGTTTTAGTGGCTATGGTGTGGCCAATCCCACCTGCAATATTAAGCCAAGTGGTTAAACTACCCACTTGTTTAGGGCTTGAGTAGTGAGTCCTATTGTTTAGTCCTAACTGACCTTGAGTATTATATCCCCAAGACCAAAGTGTACCATCTGTTTTAGTGGCTAAGGTGTGGACTTGTCCTCCAGATACATTATACCAAGTAGTCAATGAACCTACTTGTTTAGGGCTAGAGTAGTAAGTTGTATTACCTAGACCTAATTGACCATAATAATTATTTCCCCAAGACCATAGCGTACCATCAGTCTTGGTTGCTGTGGTGTGTTGGCCCCCTGCAGTGATGTTAAGCCAAGTTGTTAAACTGCCAACTTGCTTAGGGCTTGAGTACCAAGTTGTATTGCCTAGACCTAATTGACCGTTGTTATTATATCCCCAAGACCATAATGTACCATCTGTTTTAGTGGCTAAGGTGTGGCCAAACCCTGCAGTTATTTTAGACCAAGTAGTTAATGATCCAACTTGTTTAGGGCTTGAGTATGTAGTTCTATTATTTAGACCTAATTGACCATAGGGATTATTTCCCCAAGATAACAAATTATATTGGATTGTAGGCGCAACCAAAGGATTAAAGAGTCCGGCTTGGACGGACCCTGCTAAATATCTTCTTGACATTTTAGCCTCCTTAAGAGAGTTGTTCCCAACTTGAAGTTACCACTAAGGCAGTAGATGTACCCGCAGTAGCACCAATAGATTGGTTCTCAAGCAAATAAAATGTTGTTGTCTTGTCAACAATGATAAGCGAGGCGTTAGCAGGCACTGAGATAGTAGACGCAATAGGAAATGCTGTACCACCAAGAGCCGCTGCGCTATAGATGTTAATAGTGATGTTAGCCGCAGATGCTGAGGTGTTAGCCACTACGATTGAGTTCACTTTGAATGCAATACCGCTTGATGCTGCATTAGATGCTAATGAAGTAGCTGAAGTAGTTGTTAAGGAAACTGAAGACATGTTCCCATTAATTGTTGTTACGTTGACCAAATTTGGGTTTGCCATTAGTGTTCCTTAAGAGCCAAAGATAAGAGAGTATGCAATAGATTGTCCTTTAGAGACTCCACTAGCTGCTGGGGTAGAAGATACCCATGTTGTGCCGTTTGATGTAAGTATGTTACCTGAAGCACCAACAGCTGATAAATTTGTACCACCGTTTGCAACTGGCAAGATACCAGATACACCTGTAGTTAATGGTAGACCTGTTACATTAGTTGCAACAAAAGCTGCAGGTGTACCCAGACCGATAACATTACCCGACACATCTAAGTTAACAGACTTACCTGCAGGGTAGGTACAAAACACATCTTTAGTGCCTGTTGTAAACGCAACAGCTGCGCCACCATTACTGGAGGTTAATACTGTAGTTCTAGTTAAAAGCCCGGCACTAACTGTACCTATACCCACTTCCCATTCGGCTGTACCTGAGTTAGTTACACCGTAGTAAGTTGTATTAGTGTTACCTATTGCTGCTGAAAACCCTTGATACCCGCTTACTGCGCCTGTAAGTACAAGTGCGCCAGTACCTATAGATGTACTTACTTCCCGAACTCTATCTGCTAATACTAATGCCATTACGCTCTCCCGACTATGCTAAACGCAGGATAGCACTTGTGCTGTCCGCTGTAGGGAATATTATTGAAAAAGTCCCTGTTGTAGATGTTTTATCTGAACCAAAGTCTAAGACAGCTACAGCAATATTACCTTGAGAGCTATTATATATTAAAGCCCCCCGCGCTGTTATAGTAGCAGAAGGCCACGAGGCGTTAGTAAAAGATAAGAACGCTGTTGTGCCTGTAGAAGTAGGTGGGGTAGATACTGTTAATGAAATGCCCCCAGCAGTATATCCCGCCCCCACTACTTCATCATATGTTGTATACGCCGCTGTAGTTGCATCTAGTGTTGCGATTGAACTGTACAGCGCAATTTTAAACACATCTTGCGCTGTTGATGCGCGTATGACACCTACACCAAAGTTATGTACCCCATCGAATAGACCTACTTTAAATACAGTTGCCAAACCTTGTGTTATAGCCATTGTGGTACCTTATAGTAATATGTTTGTATTAGGCAACAGGCAATCTAACTTGCCCATCACGATATGCTGTTCTGCGTTCTTTTCCATCACCCATTAACTTAAGCAACATCAAAGATTCTTGATACTTTTGTTCATAGTTAGCAATAATATCTGCTTCACCTTTTTGGTATACAGCGGCTTCTCGCAAAGAACCATACAGCAATACCGACTCAAAGTTATCCCCGACCCATGATGTACCAGCAGTCACAATAGACTCAGGGTAGTAATACTCGTGTAACTCAACTTGATATACTTGATCTGGTGTAGGGCCAAAGATTATCGTATCTGGATCAAACTGACCAAAGTATTTAGGTATCCCCTGACTATTAGGGTTAGGGTAAGCTTCTCGGATAAAGTTAACATCCTTATCTATTAAAAACTGCTGAGCACCTGTATTGTCAACAACAGCTAACGAGAAGGTTGCTAGGTAGTCATCAGGAAGCTGTAAATACTTTAACCCAGCGATAGTATTACTTAAGACGTTTCTACGTATAGCGGGTAGCTGAACAGTATTATAAATACGTTCTTCTGCAATATTAACAAAGTTAGGTATGTTAGCTACAAAAGACTGTTCTGTAGTTTCTGCGTAGTTACATATTGCTGTGACCAGAGCCGCGTAATTCATAGGTTACGCCATTGGGCCGCGAGCTGTTACGCCTTTTGTTGCAGCGCCATTTCCACGGGTTTTAACACCTGTAGTCTTAATATCTTTTTGAGGATAGCCTGATGTGTTAGCAGCGGGTGCTGGTTTAATTTGTGGGTACTTATCGGTTAAATGTGACATGGTTGCCTCTTAATTTGTTGTAACTGTTACTATACCTAACTGCCCTTTAGCAACTAGATCGTTGGGTGTTAATACACTATCAAACTGACTAGAACCACCAACAGGGTTCCACCCCCATTGTATTTGTCTACTGCCTTCGCCCGGATTGCCGTTAGCGTTTAGCCCTGATGCTACATAACTGGTATCTCTACGTGGGTTACGTAAGGCCTGTGGATCACTAATCGGATACATACCAAGCTGTAATTGCGGTTGATCTGGCTCCCAACACGAAGGGCAAACTAGGATGTTAGTTATCTTAGTTTTTATTGTTAAGGGCTTTAAAGCCTTTAACAGGTACTCCATTCCGCAACGATCGCATTGGGATATTGCAATTTTACCACGGGCATACTTAGAACTCATTAGTTAAATGACATTCTAGGCACCATACGTACAGGCGCTTTTTCACGGTTTTCATCGGCTGCTAATTGAAACTGCTCGTCATATACCATCTTTAATCCAGCAATTCTTTGCACGTCTACATTAGGGAGCTTCATAGCCAAATAATAAGACAACCCTGCAATTAGTGCGGGTAAGAATAAATAGGGTATGTCTTGTGTATTAACACCGTCACCAGCATCTTGCATTCTCCTTAAGCGCCAGTAGACAAACGTGTACTGGTTGCCCGGAGACTGTGGCGTAGGCCATACATTAATTGTTGGGTAGGTTATGCCTGTGGGTGTTAACGCACCTGATTGTCTGTTTATCCAAACTTGGATAGGTTTACCTAACGCAGTCTTATTAGGGATTGTCGAATAAGTAGAACCTGAAATTCTTGATATTGTTATATCGGATTGATTCTGGCCTGTGCCTGTACGTATTACTTGGTCTAGTAAATCAACAGTATCTATGGGTAGATTGTATACAGCTTGTCCTGTAACCATAGGGATTGCGCCCTCTTCCACAGTCCATAAATTTATACCCCTATTGCCCCATTCTGCAAAAAGAAGATTAAGAGATCGTCTAGCTGTTTTAAAATCATAACCACTACGTAGTTCTGTACCATTCCCGCAGCGCTCAAAACTTTCTTCGATTATATCTGCCAAATCCATATTGAACAAAGCTGTACCTGTAGTGGTCATTTCTTTTCCTTACAGTTATCTAAATGCCAACGTTTCATATTACTTAAAATACCTTGTTTGTTACAATGTGGACAATCTATTAGCGGTCTATTTTTATGCGCATTACGCATTTTTTCTAAAGCTTCTGCAGAATGTTTTTTACCATAATAGGGGTTATTTACACCCGTTGCTATTTCCGATAATTTTTGTTTTTCTTTATCTGATCTAAGTTTACCATACATTGGGTTTTTAACCCCTAGCATTCTTTTTGACAAAACACTAGAATTTAATTTTGCACGGTATGCTATTTTTTCATTCTTGGTTAAACCTTGCATAGGTTCTCGTAATTCTTCTGGAAGATTCAATATGTATTTTATATCGTATCTGCTTTTACGTTCTTCTTTTGACATCCCCGTTTGCCTTTCAGGGTATGTTCTACCTATTTGGGCAATACTAATTTTTAACCGCGTTTCTTCAGATACTACACGCCCTATTTGTCTCGCGCTTTGATTTTCAGATTGTTCTTTGGTTATTTTTCTACCTTTAGAACTCTTAGAGATTTTTTCTCTAACTTCAGCTGTTGGTGAGCCTAGCCCACCCCCTCCGGCACACATATTATATTGAGGGTTTAGATTAGAAATAAATAATATTTCTAATGCGTTTAATGCATCTTTATCTCCGGCTCCAGCAACTTCTTCTATCGTAAAACTATCTTTACCATACTTTCTAATTGCCGCACATATAACCCAAAGTTTATTACATTTAGCAGAACTTATATGTGATGCCCATCTTGATTTTAAAGATGTTATTGTTTGGCCAATGTAAATATTACCATTTGTTATGTTTGTTATTTTGTATATTACTCCGTATTTCATACCGACTCCAATTATGATGTGGGTATGATAACACTATTTTCATTTCTTAGCCCGTCTGTTTTTGGTAAGAGGAGGGAAGCTTTTTACATCCCCCCCTTTCTTCTTAGAGATTTTCTTAGGGTTAATATCGCCCATACCTCTACTTGGACGCATTAGCAGTACTTACCTTTAGTTCTACCCCTAATAGCACAGCCGTCACCACGAGAAGCACCTGACTTAACTGCACCACCTTTTTTGAACGGAGTAGCGTCAGGGTTATCTTGTGCAAACTGTAATGCTCTCATTCTATCAGGGGTAGCTTCATTTATCATTGCCTGAATATCCGCTTCACTTCTACCACCTCGGTACTTGCTAGTAGGTTTAGAGGTAGCTTCAGAGGTAGCGTTAGGCGATGAATATTCATCTATCATTGCCTGAATATCCGCTTCACTTCTACCACCTCGGTACTTGCTAGTAGGTTTAGAGGTAGCTTTAGAACCCGTACTTTTATAAGGCGTATTACTTTTTGCCGGTAGCTTTTTTTTAGTTAACCCAGAAGATTTAACTTTAGGGGCTTCTGTGGGTATTGGAGCCGCTACTTTATCAGGGGTAGATGCGTTTTTGTATTGAGGATCAGACTTAGCATCTGCAACTTGTTTGATAAATCTACCTTTGTCAGACTCTCTTTCTTTAGCTGCCTGCATATCTTGTTTGGCCCTGCCAGAATCACTTGCAATGCGCTCATCCAGTGAAGGGGTAGATGCGTTTTTGTATTGATGATTACTACGTACTGAGAACTCAGACTTAGCATCTGCAACTTGTTTGATAAATCTACCTTTGTCAGACTCTCTTGCTTTAGCTGCCTGCATATCTTGTTTGGCCCTGCCAGAATCACTTGCAATGCGCTCATCCAGTGAAGGAGTTTTTTCTTTTTTATTTGGAACAACAAACCCTGCATTATTATTAATAGCCATTATACAAACCTACCTTTTGTTTTACCTTTAGTTGCACAACCATCGGCAGCCCTTACGAACCCGCCTTCTTTATAACAACTACCACCAGTTTTCATCTTTTTCATTGGTTCAGACTTCTCACCTTTAGCGTATTGCATAGGAGTAATCTTACCAGACTTAATGGCTTTAGCTTCTTTAAGCTCTTCGTCTACAGACTCTTTACCTTTAAATAATTTCTTTGGATCAAACTTTTTAACAGCCATTTCGCCACCTTGTTTAAATTAGTTATTTAGTACCACATTTCCATCTTTTTAATGCTGCTGCCTTACGTGTAGGCTTACCGCTTTCATCTTTCATAGGGCCGGGCACACCGCTCATCCGGGCGCAAAATGATTTCTTTCTTGGGCCGCCTTCAGGTTGTGGAGCTTTTAAGTTAGAGCCTGTAGCATTGTTATACTTAGCGCGACCCTTTGCCGTTAGACCAGCGCCCTTAGATACAGGTAATTTTTCACCTCTACCGACCGATAAAACTGGAGCCTTTTTAGTAGCCATTAGTGTTTTAGAAAGTCTAGTATCCAAGCAACCACTGTTGCTACAGATGCGCCAATGCTACCAACCACCAATAGCAGCTTCCAACCGCCTTTAGCTTCAGATAATGTAATGCTAATATCTCTAAGAGCATCTTTTATCTCTTCAATATCTTTAGCCATCTTATCCATGTCAGTTTGTATGTGTTTAATATCAGCGGTGTGGGTAGCCAACTCTCGTACTGTTTGTATTGCCGGATCATCTGATCTTTGATGTTCCATACCTTAGCCGTAGAACACAGAAGCGGTTGTTAACGCTGCGGTAGTAACGTATAACCCATTGTAAGCTAAAACACCTTCTCCGGGAATAAGTACATTTGTTGCACCAATCGCTGCGGGGGCTGTAAAAGAATATAAAGTTGCGCCACCATTACCATCGGTAACAACAACAGTTCCACCAGAAGCAAAACTGATAGTTAAACCTTTTAATCTTGTTCGACCTGTAAATACCGTTGTGCTTGCACCTGCTCCACACGCTGCTGATTTTACGTCTGTTTGCATAGCCATATCTAATCTCCTATATGTAAAAAATCAAGGGCGGGTTTATGCGTTCTCGTTTAAGGCCAAGGTCGATCAACTCTGGCCCCCTAGACTAATTAATTATTATGCGTCAAACGTAGTTGAACGATCGTCAGGCTGTGCGTAAATCAAAGTTACAACAACAGAACCTGCAGTAGGTTGGCCTACAGAAGTAATAGTAGTAACAATAGCAGAACAAGCTGATTCACCAGTAATGGCGCTAGATACATCTAATGTAGTTGATTGCATAGCAAGAAGCTGTGCGGCAGTGAAAGTAGGGGTAGTTCTCGCTAAGGTTTTAGCGTTAACACCAGAAGCGTATTCAGTACCAGCAGCAGTTTTACCTACAGTTAATGTAGCAGAGGTGACTGAGTCAAAGGCAACTAAGACATCAACAGTAACGTTAAGTAACTGGCAACCAGAAGGTAAATAGTTAGTAACAGTTGAAGTTAAAGTAGTATTGAAAGTAACAGCTTGGATTTGTTTTAAAACAGTTGTACCAGTGTTTTTGTATTGGTTGTACTTAATAGTACCTGATTTTACTGGGCCTGAGAATGTAGTACGTGACATATTAGTTTCCTTCATAGAAAGTATAAGCTTAGTGGTCTTCTATGCGTCAGCGGGGGCTGTCTACTAAGCCGAGATAATCCCCGGTATGAAGGTACTTATACTACGTATTTACTATTCGTGCAAGTTTATTTTTAGTCGTTTGTCTTTCTTATAATCTTCCTTCATACATACCACACATGTGCCTTTTGCTTTACGTGGAGAGATATGCCCCCGGTCGCAAGGTATGCCTGTAAAGTATAGCTTTGCACCTAACTCTTTAGCTTCTTGCCTTGTTCTTGGATACTCTAAATATTCTTCAGGTATCACAGGCGCTGCATTTGCTTCTTCACTAGCATACGATAACACACGGTGTGTAAAGTTTTTATTTTTTGATACAAAAAAACCCTCCGAAGAGGGTTTAGTTGAAGCTAAGTGCTTGATTTACAAGGGCTAAGCGCCTGTCGAGCCGTACATAGAAAGTGGATCACTATAGCCGAAAGAATATCTCTCGCGACTGCGGTACCTTACATTTCCCGTATCAAAGTCACCGCTCATGTCATTCGTGATAGGAGCACGAACAAAATGCTTCATGCCGTTAGGCACATCAGTAGTTAAGAACCAACCATTAGAATCAGTCAAGAAATGGTTTATCGCGTAACCTTGTGGGATAGCGCCATTGCTCTTCAATGCGTTCAAGTCATTGTCAGCTGTACCAACACGTTGTTCAGTTTCTAACAAGCGAGTAGCAACAAATTGCAATGCAGGTGGAACGATCAACTTTTTAGGTTTAGCAGCAATCAATAAGCCACGTTCATCAGTCCATGCAGCGATTTGAATAACAGCAGCTTCTAAAGAAGTTTCGTTTAAATCAGCAGGGGTAGAAGGAATGTTGCTGTTAGTAGCGCCATTAACTAAAGGGTGAGCAGAAGAGAATAAAGCAACACCATCACCACCAGCATAAGCTGCAGAGAAACCGTTGTTTAAAACAGCAGCCGCTTTAACTTGCTTAGTATAAGACATAGCACGAGCCAAACCTTTAGTATAACGAGCAGACAAAGAGTCATACAAGTTATCTTCAATAGCTTCTTCGGTTAAAGAGAAACCTAAAGCGATTGTTTCGTGGTTGTATCGAGCAGTCCAAGCTTCTTGAGCATTGTCATAACTAATGGCTGAGCCTTCGTTTTTGACAGGAGCTGCAGAAAAACCAGACAATTTTGTTTCTTCTTCAAATGAACGTTCTGATGATTCAGTTTCATAAATTTCTTTATGTTCTTCACCGTAACGAGCGTATTCTAAACCGAAAAGAGCGTTTAAGCCCGGAAGCAACTCTTTCAGTAACTGTGCGCGTGAAATAGCCATATATTATAACTCCTTATTAAGCAGCTGCTGCTGTGTAGTAACTTGAAACACCGAAGTTAAGTTTGGCTAATACTTCAGTATACTGAGTAATAACAATAACAGCGGCGGCAGGGATAGTAACTTGTGATGCTAAGTTTAAGGCGATAGTAGTACCACCAACAGCAACAGCAGTTGTTACGAATGAACCTGTTTCTACAAGTTGTCCGTTAGCTGCAAGGAATGCAACGTCAGAACCAGCAAGGATTGCTACAGGACTAGCAGGGATAGTGATGTTAGTAGTTGTAGTTGAAGTACTTGGAACACTGTTTGTTACGGCAGTTTCACGAACAACGTCTAAAATACGTAATGGAAGACCAGCAGTAGTAGCAGGTGCGCCAGCAGCAACAACAGCCAATACAGCATTAGTAGAGTTACCAGCAGCAAGGTTACCTGCAGCGGTATCAATCATAGCCATGTTTTGACCGATCATAGATTTAGAAGTTGCACCAACAACAGTAGTGCCAGAACATACAACAGCTTTAAAAACCGTATCTGGATCATCACTAACGATAGCAACAGCGTCGCCAGCAAGAGTTCCACCGGGCCAGTACTGAGCAAACAATTTTTGCTTAGTAGTTGGGTTAGTATATGAACAACCTAAAAATACACCGATAACTGCACCAGTAGTATTAACAGTAGCACGGACAATAGAGCCTCTAGCTAAAGTAACAGCATCACCATAAAAG